CCCCCTCCCTCACCCCCGCCGAACCCCCCACCACCGCCACCAGTAGTGGTACTACCACCGCCTCCATTTGCGCCATTGCCACCAAGACCCCCATTACTTCCGATGCCCTCAACATAAATAGAGCCACCTTGCCCCCCGTTCCAAATTCCTGTTACCGTATCTTGAATACTATCTTTACCTGAGCGTACTATACTTCCTTCCGTCCTTCCGCCACTCCCGCAGCCACCACCCCCATTGTTTGTGTCACTATTATATGGGGGTGCCTTTGACCCGCAATCTACTCCAAATACTGCAGGACCTTGGCTAAATCCATTCCCACCTGCGTTATGTTCAGTTGCACCACCACCACCACCAGAAATCATATATATATTACCATCAGCTGAACGCACAACAGTTGCCCCGCCACCTCCCCCCCCTGTATCTCCGCCTACGCTCTTACCTGATCCTCCTCCCCTTCCAATAGAAATTTTAAAAGGATTCACGCCTTTCAAAAGAGCACTATTATAACTAGCAGTTATAGAGCCGCCATCTCCGCCTTTTGTTGTTTTATTCCCCCACCCGCCCCCGCCACCACCATTGACGGTAAATGTAATTTGATTGAATCCTTGAAATGCATCAGGCGGTAACGAGTAGTCTCCATCGGCAGTAATAGTCTGGCCGTTTTGTATGACGGGAACTACGGGTGTCGGCGTCGGCGTCGGGGTCGGTGTCGGTGTCGGGGTCGGGGTCGGTGTCGGTGTCGGTGTCGGTGTCGGAGTCGGTGTCGGCGTCGGCGTCGGGGTCGGGGTCGGCGTCGGTGTCGGCGTCGGTGTCGGTGTCGGAGTCGGTGATGGCGACCCGGTCACAGTAATAGTCGTCACATAAGTTGAATACAAATTGGTGTTAGCAGGACTAGCGATATACTCTATAGCATATAAAGTATATGTGCCAGCCGAGGCGGGCAACACAACCGAAGTCGCCACAGGATCAGTGGCTATTAGAGTCTTAGTGCCCACCACAACACCTGCACTATTGACGAATATACAAAATTTATCAGTAGAGTCATTTCTCAAATTTATAAACGTAATGGCTTTAGTGGACCCCGCGGTAAAAATATTATTCGTAACAGTAATACCGTCATACAATAATTTAGGGTTTGGCAATTGTGTAAATGTGATAGTATCTATCACTATTGTCGGGGTGCTACTTTCTAGTAAGACCTGGGCAGTCATCGTATCGCTAATAGTGATGGATATATTCTTAGTTACAAACGATGATCCATAAGTAGCTGTAATCGTAAATTGAGTTTGTGCGAGGGCGGTGCTTTTGGTTGTGCCAGTTATTTCGCCGGTAGTTGGATGTAACACTAAACCCGTCGCTGGCGTTAATTCTACGCATGTAAAAATAGGGTTGGTTATACCGGTTGTATCAGGTGTCAACACATAGATCGCCGTATTTGTCTTAAACGTATAACGTTCATTGTCACTCACTGATAACGGAAGATAACCAATAAAAGTCATTATACACTATAGTTTTATAAAAGTTTCCGTTAAAAAATATATTTCAAAACTTCCTTAATATCCCCCATCGGTAAAAAAGTAATTTCTTTAAAAAACATTTTATCGCCATATTTCTTTTCTATTTTCTCAAAATCTTTCAAATTTTCTTTCGGGAAGAGAAACGTTTTGACACCTGCTTTGATGCCCCCGAGAATCTTCAAATCCAAGCCACCGATCGCGGTTATTCTACCGCTTAAACAGATTTCCCCCGTAATGGCTAAATCGTGTCTAATTGGCTTTTGACTAAATAAACTGTACATCACCACTGTAATTGCCGTCCCAGCAGATGGACCATCTTTTGGTGTCGCCCCTTCCGGTACGTGAATATGAATGCCTTGTTTCGTGTCTAACGTTTTTTGTTCCGCGTCCGTTAAGAGTGACCAGGCCAATGTTTTTGCTACACTCATACTTTCTTTCATGACGTCTCCCTGTAGGCCCGTAAGACGGAGGTCTAAAAAGGTGCTCGCCGGGAAATAATTTGCTTCAATTGGCAAAACTCCGCCTTTGCCCAAGGCGTTTGCCCATAAGCCGTTAATACAGCCCACGATACTCACTGGATGGATTTTGGCGATCTTCACTTCGTCCCGGTCTTTCAAGTATTTTTCAATAATCGCTGTTTTGGTGATTTTAAAAGGTAGCGTTAAGAGGCCTGCCTCTGCTTGCGCTTGCCCTGCTGCTTGCCCTGCTGCTTGCCCTTGCGCTTGCCCTGCTAATAACTCCAAATTAATTTCCCCTACAATATCAAACAACAATTCTTTTAATTTGCGCACCCCCGATTCCGCCGTATATTCTTCAATAATGAATTCAATTTCGGCGGCGTCCATCACGAGCACATCCGTCAAGCCCATTTTTTTATAAATATCCGGTAAGATGAACTCTTGGGCAATGACCACTTTCTCTGCCAGAGAGAGATTGTCAAATTTAATACGGTGGATACGGTCTAACAAAATCTTATCAATCAGTTGGGCATCATTATAAGAAAAGACAAAGAGAATATTGGAAACATCAATATCAATACCGCTAAAGTATTTATCCTGGAAGGTATCGTTCTGGGTCGGGTCCACTAAATGCGTTAAAATACTAATGATTTCCTTCCCATGTTCGGTTTTACTGACTTTATCTAATTCATCAATAAAAATAATCGGGTTCATGCATTTTTTCTCCATTAAAATCTCCACCACCTTACCCCAGGTGGACCCCACGTAAGTATAATTGTGGCCTTCTAAGGTGCTACCGTTGGCCGACCCGCCGATCGCAATAAAGGCAAACGGGCGTGACTGGCCATCGGCGTCTTTTAAACAATCTGCGATGCCTTTTTTGGCGAGAGAGGTTTTGCCGACCCCGGGCGGTCCTTCAAAGCCGAAACAGTAGCCCTTATTCTCGCCGTTAATCCACTGCCCGATAATGCGTTCCAATTGCCGCTTGGCGGTGGCGTGGCCGTGCACGGCGGAATCTAAGGTTTGTTTTATCCGGAGTAAAGAGTGGTTTCGCTCTTGGAATTTTTTGTCAATAAGCTGAATGCCTTGCATCACCTTGGTCAACGTCATAATATGCTCTTCTAAATCAATGTTGAGAGTGCCGAAGAGCTGAAGGAAGAGTAAAAGCGCCTTGTCTGGACTGTCGCTTAAAAGCGCCTTGTCTGGACTGTCGCTTAAAAGCGCCTTGGCGTACTGAATAATATCAAGTTTTAACTGCGCGATTTTCTTATGGACTGTAGTAATTTTCTTACCTTTATGTTCAGGTTTCTCCTCATCATTTATCTGCTTGATTATATTTAATAAAACGGCGCGACTCGCCGTATGAATGACCGTTTCAAGCCGACTACACAACTCAGCAAGTAAAGTCGCTGCTCCTTGGCTTTTCAAAAAATGCATATACTGTTGAACTTCAATGCTATTGTAGTTTTGTTTTTTAGGTATAATCGCCACATTCTTTATTAACGTCGTAAACAATTGAATACATTCTTGATTTATTCGCAAAATGGGTTCTTCTTTTAAGATCTTGAAGGGGATTTTTAATAAGCCTTCCAAATAATGCCGAGGTTTGGAACCGGAATCGTCGCCTTTCGCTTTGATTTCTTTGAGTTTAACCATGGCTTTTTCTTTTACCGTGTCCGGGACTTTTAATAAGCATATACGTTGTTCCAAGGGAATATTATTCAAGTCGGTATAAGAGAGTTTTTTTGTATAATTCACGGTTTCTCTCATGGCATTATGAAATAATTGCTTTATTCTATAAGGGAAACTATCAAACAATAAGGTTTGATCTATGGTATCAATATTACCATTCAAATCATTGGATAACAAATCGTATAATAAATAGGCCAGATACTCGGCTTCTTGATCAGCAGTATTCATAAGCAGGTCTATCAAATAATTTCGTTTATGATATAAATCTAGGTATAAGAATTCATCTACAACATGCCCTATGGGTTTCTCGCTAATGCTATTAATAGTATGGGTGAAGACCTGGTAGTTATTATGAATATCTAACTCACTATAGATTAATAAATCTTTTAAAGTGAGGCAACTTTTATACGTGAGAAAGAGGGGGTTTTGTAAATAGTCATACCATTGGATGGGTCCGTTTGCACCTACTCCGTTTGCACCTACTCCGTTTGCACCTACTCCGTTTGCACCTACTCCGTTTGCACCTACTCCGTTTGCACCTAGATTATCTTTTTTTGTTATAATATAATCATTTTTAAGTATATCTAAATGAATGTCATCTATCAAACAAGTAATAAGAAATGTCTTGTCGTGGTTGTGAATAACCAGTTTAATGCAATGCACTTGAAGATTAAAAGATTTATGCAACAGTATAGTATTTATGGACCCGTTGGCGTCTGTGGGCCCGTTGGTGTCTGTGGGCCCGTTGGCGTCTGTGGGCCCGCTGGCATCTGTAAAATGTAGACATGTCAAATGTTTATACTCACTATATGCTAACTCTTCGTAGGAAATGGGGTGAGCAAACTGATTTAAAAGAATATATTTATCACAAATGTTCGTAATTTGCTCATCCAACAACAAATATAATAAATCTTCCAAATTATAAGTACCACAGACTTTAACAGTGGCTAATAATTCTCGGGCGAGGTCAGCCACTGCTGTCGCACACGAGGCCTCATCTACATTACTATGATTCTCCAACAATTCCAATACATTCTTCAAATTGGTGGATATTGTTTTTAAAGTCAACATACAATTGAATACGGTACGTGTATCAAGAAAATGAAGTAATTTATAATAATGGGTAACAGTAGCAGTATTTTTCGCAATATCTAATAAGTTATTTATATAATATATGGTATTATCCATAATATGTAGAGTTGACATTGTTTTTTCTTTATTATATACGGATACTTTTAGTAAAAGCACACTTTTACTAAAAGTGTATAAAGAAATCCAGATATATCACTTTAGTGATGGGTATTCCAAGTTATTTTGCGCATTTTGTTCGCGAGCATAGAGAGATCATTAAACCAGTAACTAAATTGCCGAAACCTTTAAACAATTTATATTTGGATTGCAATGGCTTTATTTATGAAGGGGCTATTAATTTTAGCTCCGAAGAGCTGTTAATTAAGTCTGTATGTGACAAACTTATATACTATATAAATTTGTTAAAACCGAATAAAAAAGTCTTTATCGCGTTTGATGGCGTAGCGCCAGTGGCGAAATTAGATCAACAGAGAAAGAGAAGGTATTTATCGTGGTTTCAAAATCAAATGGCGACAGGGGCAGGGGCAGGCTTGCCCCAAGAGAAAACAACTTGGAATACCGCTGCGATTACCCCTGGTACTTTATTTATGGCGGCATTGGCTCTGGCTATGCAGACACGCTTTAATAATCCCAAGGAGTTTGGGTTAGAAGAGTTTATTATTTCTTGCGCGGATGAGGCTGGGGAAGGTGAACACAAACTTTACGAATATATCCGTCGGGAACCCCACTATCACGCGCAGAGTACTACGGTGATTTACGGTTTAGATGCGGATTTAATTATGCTGACTTTGAATCATCTACACATTAGCGATCAATTGTATTTATTCCGCGAAACCCCGGAATTTATCAAAGGTATTGACAATACTTTAAACCCAAATGAATTATATTTACTAGATATTCCATCATTTGGCAACTATATTAAGGCGGATTTTGGTGGAGGTCCCGGCGCCTTTGCAATCAGTGATTACATTTTTCTCTTCTTCCTCTTAGGTAATGATTTTTTACCACATTTTCCAGCCCTCAATATTCGTACCAATGGGATTGACCTTTTAATGAATGCCTATAAAGCAGTCCTGAGCTCAAAAAAACTCTCGCTGATTGCCGATGGCAAAATTGTGTGGAAGCATTTACGGTTACTAATAGATTATCTCGGTCAACAAGAACTTGAGAATATAAAACAAGAATATATCCATAAAGAAAAGCAAAATAAGCATAAAAAATATAATACAGCTAAGAAAGCCTTTGAAGAAAAACTTATTAACTTGCCGTCTACCGACCGAGCGATAGAACACTATATTAATCCCCAAGAACCCGGGTGGGAAGCGCGCTATTACCATAGCCTCTTTGATTTAAGGGTGACGGCGGCTGATAATGAACAAATCAAAGACATTTGCATCAATTATTTGGAAGGGTTAGAGTGGAACTTTAAATATTACAGCAGCGGCTGCGTTGACTGGCGCTGGACTTATAAATACCATTATCCTCCACTGCTCGTGGATCTCATCCGCTCTATACCGTATTTTGATACTACGTTTTTGGGGGCGGAGCGGTTAAAGAATACGGCGGTGAGCCCGCTGGTGCAACTGAGCTATGTATTACCTAAACAGAATTTGCATTTGCTACCGAATGGGCTGGGTGCGACTTTACAGAGAGAACACCCCGAATGGTACGCGGATAAATGCGAATTCGTGTGGGCTTTTTGTAGGTATTTTTGGGAAGGGCACGTGAAATTACCGGAAATAAATATTGGGGATTTAGAACACACTTTTGGCAAAAGTGTCGCAAAACACACTTTTGGCAAAAGTGTCGCAAAACCTCTAAATATATAGAAATGCGTACGCCCACGAAAACCTCTAAATATATAGAAATGCGTACGCCCACGTAAATTAACAAAAAGGTTTTGCGACACTTTTGCCAAAAGTGTGTTTTGCGACACTTTTGCCAAAAGTGTGTTTTGTCACACTTTTTTCCAAAAGTGTATATAAGGATTACTTAATGTCTATACTTAATACTACAAATTATCTCTCAATTGTCAACGGCGCACTTATTACTGATCTACTTGTCATTATCTTGCTTATTCAGGGCAGTATCAAATCCAAAGTTCTCATAGACTGGTATAAAACATATAATTTAAGTGCGGTTATAGCCGATGTATTGATTATAGCGATTGGGGTGCTTTTAACCCGTTTGTTTTATCCCTATGTCTTCGGTTCCTTCTCGCTTTTCAAATTCATTATTCTCGCACTAATTATTCAGGTTATTCACGATGTGCTTTTTAATGGTATCATTACAGCAATGCCTCGGGGAGCGAACCGGATGGTGGACACGTTCAAAGCCTATGCCAAAGAAGTGGGCATAAAAGCCATTCTCTCTGATAGTGCGATGATAGTTGTCACATGTCTATTGGCGAATTATTTAGCGAATAAAGGACCAAGTGTAAATACCGTCACATTTATAGGGGCAGTATATTGTGTACCGTATTTGATTTATACTTGGTAAACCTTATACTTGGTAAACCTTATACTTGGTAAACCTTATACTTGGTAAACCTTATACTTGGTATAAGGTAAACCTTATACTAATTACATTATAACAACTTAGATATAACTCTTATAATGTATTATATGTCTCAACACCAAATGGAACGACAAATCATCACGGACTTAACCCCCACGGATTTACAACAATTACAGACGCATGCCATCGGTAAGATAGTTGTTGTGAAATTCGGCGCCGACTGGTGTAAACCGTGTAAAGCGATTAAACCCACGTGTGACGCCTGGATTGCCACTGCCTCACAGCGTATTATTTATGTGGATATTGATATTGATGAGCACATGGATTTATATATGTCTTTCAAAAGTAAGAAAATGGTTAGAGGGGTGCCTGTGCTTTTAGCGTTTGATTGTTCTAAACAAAGAGATCACTGGTTTATCCCGGATGACTCGGTGGAAGGGGGGGATATCGGGGCCTTGGAGAAGTTTTTTCAAAGGTTAAATGTATTTTAACAACCTTGCGTTGTCCCGTCTAATGTATTTACTAGACTTTTTTTATACAGTCTGACATGGAAATGGAAATGGACTTGGCATTGGACTTGAATTTAGCCAATTATAACTTGGCCGATTTATTAGCCCTTTTCAAACTTGATTATGAATTTGACGCAGAGGATTTGCGCAAGGTGAAAAAGACCGTATTACAAACCCATCCCGATAAAGCGCCGGAGTTGGGCAAAGAATATTTCCTGTTTTTTAGCGAAGCCTACAAGTTATTATATGGCATATATCAATTCCGGTATAAGAGTACCCAAATTAATATTAAACACGCTAACACAGTGTATTATGTAGAACACGATGAAGAACATGACTTACTCTTGAAACAATTACGAGCCAAGCCAGATTTTAATAAAATATTTAACGAATTATTTGAACAATATAGGTTAAAAGACGCGGATCAAGAAGGCGGTTATGGTGACTGGTTAAAATCCGATGAAGATATAGATAAACGCTCTACAACTTTACTTGGCATGAACGAATCTTTTCAAAACAAAAAGAAAGAAGTACAGGCTTTAGTAAAACAAGTGGATTATGGTGACATAAGTAATGGTGACATAAGTAATGGTTATGATTTACTAAGAGAGAAACCCGAATACTATTCAGCGCCACTATTTAGCAATCTAGGTTACGAAGATTTAAAAAAAGCCCACGTTGAAAGCGTCATCCCCGTGACCCAAGAAGATTATTTACAACGGGCCAAGTATAAGAATGTAGAAGAATTACAGCGTAGTCAGGTGTATCAAGATACTACGCCTTTGTCGGTTGAACAAGCCCGAGCGTTTTTATCTAAAAAACATTATAGTGACAGTAAAAATGACGTTAACCGGGCTTTTATTTTAGCTAAACAGGATGAAGAAGCGCGAAAGGCGAAAGAAGGCTTAATGAATAAATTTAAGAAATTAACACTATAGTATATAGTATAATATATAGTATATAGCAGTGCCTTATCACCACCACAGCTTAAACAATGTATAGATTACATAGACCCCGTAGGTGCCGGTGATCGTGCCAGCAATAATCGGGTCCAGATTCATAAAGGCAGAAATACAGGTAAAAATTAAAAAGAAATGGACCAAGGAGTGCCCGTTACACTTAAAAATATTCTTTACCATTTTAAAATCAGCGAGTAAGGGTACAAAGGTTAATGTACACAAATATTGGAATGCTTGGACAAAACACATACCATAGTTAATAAAAAACGTTGTTAGAAAAAAGAGTGTACCTACAATGGCCCAGCCGGGACTGGTCGCAAAGAGAGAATACAGACACGAAAAGAAAATAAACAACATTACAAAAGGGGTGAGTACATAAATCAGGGGCGTGATTAAAAACATTTGCAGCGGACTAGAAAAGCTATTTGTCGCTTTCTCAGAGGGGGCAAAGAGTTTCATGATGTTTTTAAATTTACTGCGGTTTCTTATATAAGCATTTGCTACACTATCCGCAATCCAATATTTAAATTGTCCCCATAACCCCCACGGAGCAGGTACTTTCGGATCGCGCATACTGTACGGCCAGCCTCCTAACGTCCCAATATTCAAATTCGCTAATAGTTTATAATTCGTACACGCTTCGGCGGCGGCACAAGAATTATCTTTACCACAATTTGTTAGTGTAGATGAATCTATATTTTTAAGATACTCATTTACGTTTTCGCGTACTTTTTCATCCGGAAAGTAAACATTTTTTTGTGTGGGTACAAGATAGTCTAACACGGTGATTTTGTTATGCTGTATGGTTTTAGACATATTTACGTTGGCCATTCGGGTTAAATAAATAAAATTGGAACCGGCGATGCCTACCACGAAAGCGATAACTAAATTTCCCAGGAGCGAGATTCCAAAGCCACTCCAATTATTATTGTTGTTTATATCCGATCCGCCATAATTCTTTTTTTGTTTCTTTTTTTCGTCAATAGGTTTTAAAGTAGAAGTAGCCATTTATATATACACAACCTTTTTTTAAAAACAACCTTTTAGAAACAACCTTTTAGAAAAAGGTTGGGCCAAAATACAACCTTTTAGAAACAACCTTTTAGAAAAAGGTTGGGTCAAAATACAACATTTTAGAAAAAGGTTGGACCAAAATACAGTATGCATTTACGATTAGGTTTACTATGCATTTATTATATCTATGAATTTATTATATAATATATTATAAGAATGACCAAAAAGACTATGCGTAAAAAAACTCATAAATGGAGTAGAAAATACAAACTTAGTATCAATTGTAAACGACCTCAAGGCTTTTCTCAACGACAGTACTGTAAATATGGGCGTCGTAAAACCACGCGGCGTCGTAAATAACGTTGTCCACGTTTTTTCTAAAAGTCTTTAGTAAACTATTTTTGGGGAAGCAACGAAAAAACAATTCTGCATATATACTAAGTATATATGCTAAAACATAATATAAAAAATTTAAGAAGAAAAAATACAACCAGAAAAAATACAAGACTACAAAATGCAACACTAAAATATAAAAAACGCAAGACATCTGTCCCCATAAAAAAAAATAAAACTCAAAAACATTGTTACAACGATACTGACATTGCGCATGTCTGTAGTTCAGGAAAATTCACTACCATTAGCAATCAAGGTCTCTATACGAAAACAATGTTGAACAAATTTGAATCTATAGAAAAAAAACTAAAACACAGTAAAAAATATCAAAAAATAAAAATCCCCTTCGTCAAATATACTAAATTATTGATCAATAACTTCAACAAACACAGTAATAGTAAAAAAGAAAATGCCCTGATTCAAAATAATTTTTACGGCTACGTTAATGACTCGTGGATAAAGGCGACCGAAGAGGAACTTGCGAAAAACCCCAATTATTATGTGCAATACGATACATTTAGGGTCACGCAAGACAAAGTCTATTACGAATTAATTGACTATGTGCAAAAATATATTAAAGCAAATCCACATTCTGAAAAAGCCATCGCCATTAGAAACATTTATTATTCGGTAAGTCGGAATGCCGTGAAAGCCATTCATATGCATGCCCAGAATATCACGCAAATTGTCAACAATTTCTTTATAAAGAGCGATATGTATGCGCTACTCGCCTATATAAACTCTAATGAAATTGTCTCGTGGGGGTCGCCGATTGTCTGGTCAACCCAACCCGATGAGAAAAATGTGCAAACTTATATCAGTCATTTAGCCCCCGTGCAGTTGAGTTTATATGATTATCTACTCTACATAGATGACCCGGCAGATGACAAGGAAGCTGTCGCCTATAAAAAATACGTGAAAACCCATTATCTCGCGTATATTAGTGACACCTTTAAAGCGTGTCTCGGCCCCACAGCGGCAAAAGACTATGACCCCCTAGACATTTGGGATGTTGAACTAGAGTTACTAGATGCCATGGGCTGCAAAGCCATCAAGAAACAAGACCCGGATTACTACAATGTTGTATCGGACAAAGAATTGATTGAAACCTATCAGTTTGATTGGCCAAATTTTGCGAAACAACTCGGTTTTGAAAACCCGCCGAAAAAGATTATTGTCGCGGATTTGAATGCTCTCAAATGTATCACCGCGTTATTGAAGAAAAGCTGGAATACGCCTAAATGGAAAACCTACTGGCTCTTCATCTATTTTAGGCAAATGATACGCTTTGAGATTTCTTTTAGATATATTCATTATAATTTCTACAAAAAAATCTTAGAAGGGCAACCCATCATTATGCCCGCGGAAATCTACCCGATCTATGCTCTATCCCTGACATTTAATACGTTTTTAACCGAAGAATACGTGAAGAATAATTATAATCAACTGTATGTGAATTATGTCCAACATTTAGCCGATGATTTGAAAACACTGTTTCTCCGAAAACTACGGCGTAATACCTGGTTGCAACCCTCTACGAAAGCGACAGCCATTAAAAAGATGGAGAAACTCAAGTTTACCGTCGGTGAACCGGCAGCGCTAAGGTATGACCCGCTGTTTAATTATAAAGTGGATGATCCTTGGTATAATATGGAGCTCTTAACCAAGTGGAAACACAATAAATTTTTGAAACTGGAAGGGAAGGGGGTGATTGATGTGCCGGAAATTGATTGGGCGAATTTCAAACTGGTGGGTACGCAAGCGTATATGGTGAATGCGTATTATATGCCCATCAGTAATTCTATTTATATTCCTTTAGCGTATATTCAGCCCCCTTTTATTGATTTAGCAGAGAGAGGTTTAGAATATAATTTGACTTATATTGGTTATACGATTGGTCACGAATTATCCCACGCTTTAGACGATGAAGGCAGTAAATTTGACGAAAACGGCAATTTGAATAACTGGTGGACTGACCGTGATCGGCGAATTTTTCAAAGTAAAATAAAGGATGTTATTAAACAATACGAAGAATTTGCGGCCCGTGATGGAATTAAATTTGATGCGTCATTTGGAGTTGGTGAAGATTTAGCGGATATTTCCGGGTTATCTTTAGTGGAAGAATATCTTTTAGATAATCAAATTTTGGAAGAAGACATTGATATTATTAAACGCAACAAGCTTAAATTGTTTTATATTTATATTGCTATTCAGGGAAAACAAAGTATTTATAAAAATGCTTTAAAAGCTCAATTAAAAATAAATCCACATCCTTTAGAAAAATACCGAACCAATTGTCCATTATCACGTTTGCAATTATTTAGGCAAATTTTTGGGATTAAAAGAGGCGATGGAATGTGGTGGTCCAATACAGATACCATTTGGTAAAACGGTTTTATAAGTGGAGACTATTTAGAAAGCTTGGGGCTATTTAGAAAGCTTGGGACTATTTAGAAAGCTTGGGCTATTTAGAAAAGTTATTATAATAATTTAATTAAACTATAATATTTAATAATATTTAATAATTTTAATATAATAATTTTAATATAATAATTTTAATATAATAATTTTAATATAATAATTTTAATATAATAATTTTAATATAATAATTTTAATATAATAATTTTAATAATTATATTTACCTATAATATAAATGCATCACCGAACACGCCGCCATCGCAAGTCTCATCGCAAGTCTCATCGCAAGTCTCATCGCAAGTCTCATCGCAAGTCTCACCGTCTATCCACTAAGAAAGCCCGCACCGTCAAGCGCGTAGCTAGCCGCACTGCATCTCACGCCGCTGGTATGGCTGCAACTGCTGCCAAATCCGCTGCCAAAGCTGCCCGTCGTGCCGCCCGTGCCTCGCGAAGTAATTCAGCGGCCCGTACAGCTAGCGCTGCCAAAGGTGCCTCGCAAGCAGCAAACCGTGCCGCGAATGCCTCCCGTGAAGCTGGAGCAGCTGCCTTCAAGGCCGCCCGTGCCGCCCGCATTTAAGCATTTACTATAATCAAATAATAATAATGTAGTATGCATATTATTATTTACAATGTTAACGAGCATACAAGTGTTAACGAGCATACAAGTGTTAACGAGCATACAAGTGTTAACGAGCATATAAGTGTTAACGAGCATACATGAGAGAAGCATTACCCGATGTAAAGGTCAGAATATTGTAGCGTTCTTCAAATATGGTCAAATCATAATTGTAATCATAAATACGCCAAGAAGGATTATTAATGCCGATAATATCGTGCGTAACGGGATCGCAAATAACAAACACTTGCACCGAGGGATCCATCGGCGGCTGATATGTGTTAATTTCAAACTCAATATTCTTAAATTTACTCAAATTAATCGCTCCACTCGGTTGAAAATCATAAGGGCTCGTATGCAGAGCAAAATTATAACAATACACGCAATCGTTCGCAAAGCCGTCAGACCGTGTGTATTTTTCTATATATTGCAATACCCCAGCATCCTGAACATTCTCTCTATATTTTCCATCCAAGAGCAGACCCCACGTATTCATAATAGTTCGCTGATTGGCAGGATTAAATGTCCCTGTGACATAAATATTGGTGTGGATATTTCCGGACGGATCTAGGGCTGGATAGGCCAGAATAAGTTTTTTATCTTCGGCACATTGATAGGGATAAAACAACAGCTGTTCTGGGTCCGTTTCGGGATTCGGTGGACATATTACATCATAAGGCAAATAATTATAAGGCCAATTCGTATAATTAGACCACTGGTTTCGCAAATTCACATCACTACGTTGAAAATACCACATCCAATTGACGATCAAACCCAAGCTGTCCAATGATATACGATTGGTCCCGGTGACATTTTGAAAACTATATTCATAAATTTCTTTGATTAAATACTGCTGCTGATTTGCGGCGAAGATTTTCACTTCATCTTCCGAGAGAAACGCGTATGTGCTGATTAAATGGACGTCTGCCGCCCAGTCAGTCCGCCTATCCGCATTGGTATAATCTAATTCGGGATTCGGCGGCGGTTGTAAAAAACGACTAAACAGAAATTCCGGCACGATTTGGTTGGATTGAATATAACACATATCCTTGCTCAACACATCACGCACGACAAACAATTCATTCACAGGGCGCACCTCAATATCAATATAAAATTCATTGTATTGGAGACTCGCCAGGGGAAAGGCCATTTTCGCTGCCATTGTGAACCAAATATTCAAGGGAATGTATAATTTACGGGCACGGATGGAGGGTTCGGGACCGGCCTGCGAGGGGTTATAATAGGCACTCGGATAAACATTGCGGCGCGCCCCTGCATTTGCCGGGTCATTTAATTCCGGGACATTGCCAGTCATCGCATAATAGAGTTGTTTTTTGGTTGCAGTGAAATCCCGTTCAACTAAATTCAATAAATATTGGCCCGAGACTTTTTGAATAATTTGCCCCCCTAAGCGAAATGTAATGGTTTTTATTAGTTGGGTCCCTAAATTGTCAATCCATTTGAATTCGTAGGGTCGCCACATTCCGTCGCCATTATTATAGGGGCTCGGACATTGTGGAGGATAAATCGGGCTCCAAATCGTCGGCAGTGTCACGACTAAATACGTATCCATGATGAGGTCCGCATACCGAGGCATTTTAAACGTAAAGGTCGGGGATTCTGTCATCCGCAAATTCCGTGAACCGTCAAAATCAATCCGAAATTTTTGCAAACCGAAATTGGTATATTTAGCATAGGTTGTTTTAAACATTGTTTTAGTGGGATTTCCATTTAAAATGACATTTTGATTTCCATAGGCAATTAGATTTAATAATCCGCCAGGCATGGTCTATTATACTATATGTACACTATTTATTTAACCTGGTTTTTTCCATATCTGTATAACAAAATATCAAACATTGCACATAATTGTCTAATAGTAGTATAATATAAGACAATTATGTCCACTGTAATTCTTATTGCGGTTGCTCTACTGGTTCTCATACTTTTATGTGTTATCTGGTGGATTTATGATAAGTTGACGTTAAATAATAGTAATTGTAGTAAAATGAATAAATTATATAATAAATTCCCGGCGATTCATACGATCAGTGTGGGTAATGATGATTTTAGCCATAACTTCCGAGATTATTATATTAAAACCGCTTATAATTGTTGCTCGGCGGGGACGGTCAAAAATGACTTTGTGAATATTTGCGCATTAAAGAATTGTATCCGGCAAGGCGTACGCTGTCTAGATTTTGAAATTTTCTCGGTGAATAATGAACCGGTTATTGCTGTGTCGTCGCAAAATACCTTTGATGTCAAAGAATCTTATAATATCATATCATTTGCAAGTGCGATGAGTATTGTCGCGGATTACGCCTTTGCGGGTAGTACATGTCCAAATCCGGGCGACCCGCTAGTGCTGCATTTGCGCATCATGAGTAACAATAAACCCATTTACGATATCATGGCGAATGCCTTGTACAAGACCTTGTCGCGCCGTTTATTGGGGAAAAATTTCAGTTATGAAAATAATGGGAAAAACTTTGGCCAAACGCCACTGAAGGCGTTAATGGGGAAAGTCATTGTCATTGTGGATAAAGCGAACCCGTTATTTAGTGATACTTTATTGGATGAATATGTCAATATGGCGAGTAATTCAATCTTTATGCGGGCTTTGCGGTTTCACGATGTGAAGTATACGCCGGATATGCAAGAACTCATTGAATTTAACAAGAAAAATATGTCGATTGTGTTGCCGGATTTATCGCCTAATAACAACAACCCCTCTTCCACACTGTCATTGAATTACGGGTGTCAAATGGTGGCTCTCTCGCTCCAAAGTTTTGACAGTAGTTTGGAATATTATAATGAGATCTTTGACATGGCAGGGAGTGCGTTTGTTTTGAAACCCGTGGAATTGCGGTTTATACCTGTGACTATTCCGACTCCACCGGCGGCCAATCCGGCGTACTCGTACGAGAAACGGGATATTAAAGAGGATTATTATGCGTTTACCATCTAACAACCTTTTTCCAAAAGGTTGGGCCAAAAAACAACCTTTTAAGAAAAGGTTGGGCCAAAAAACAACCTTTTGGAAAAAGGTTGGGCCAAAAGCAACCTTTTGGAAAAAGGTTGGGCCAAAAGCAACCTTTTGGAAAAAGGTTGGGCCAAAAGGGATACGCGCTAGCGCGCGTAAAATGTGTTATTGAGTGTAAAATATCACATTTGACTGAATTTTTATTTTTATAATTTTATAATTTTATATTTTGCAATATCCGTTACACTTGTGTTTTTTATAACAAATATATTTAGTAATAACTATATATATATATATTTTTCCATCTTCTTATATATTTTTCATATTTTTATATAAAGTATATATATATATATGTCCAGAAATCATAATGTGTATAATGAAGATAACGTTTATGACAAATTAGAGGACCCAAATGTTGATGTTGGTGACACTATTTCGTACATTCCAGATAATCAGATGGGATACAAAAAATATAAGGTTGTGAATAATTTAGGGAAAAAAAAACTTAAATTTATTGGAGATTTGGAAGGATCTTATGGTCCAACATATAATGTTGAATCAAAATATAATATGGGCGGAAAACGACGAACCCGCAAGCGTAAGCATAAATCGCACCAGAATAAATCGCGCAAACATAAGCGCCGCTCACATAAAAATAAGCGCCGCTCAAGCAAACGTCGTTAAAATAAAAACAAGCGCAATTTATATAAGCGCAATTTACATAAGCGCAATTTACATAAGAGCAATACGTAAACACTTACAAAAATATAATTTACTAACTATATTTTTGACATAACCGTAAAAACAATATTATTCATAAGCGCTTTAGTGCGTATTTGTTTTGGCCCAACCTTTTCTTAAAAGGTTGTGTTTTGGCCCAACCTTTTCTTAAAAGGTTGTGTTTTGGCCCAACCTTTTCTTAAAAGGTTGTTAAAAGGTTGTTAAAAGGTTGTTAAAAGGTTGTTTTTTTTTGGCCCAACCTTTTCGGAAAAGGTTGTTTTTTAATAAAAGTGTATAATAGTAAACCCATGCCGAAACATAAAACATTATCAAACGTGAAAAAAGAAAACTGTAAACCTCAACAAACTTTTGAAGAAAAAGAATTGGACATACTCCGGGCCGCGGTAGATACCGCTGAAGAGAGACAAGGTAAAAAAATGGCGCAAGCGCCTGAGATTCTCAAAATTATTGATATTTTAGAGACTTTTTTAAAGAAAAAACATTTAATCTGTTATGGTGGGACGGCGATTAACAATATTTTACCGGAATACGACCAATTTTATAATAAAGATGTAGAAATACCCGATTATGATTTCTATTCGGCTAATGCGTTAAGCGACGCCAAGGAACTCGCGGATATTTATAATGCTATGGGATATAATGACGTAGAGGCCAGGGCAGCGGTGCACGTCGGCACCTACAAAGTCTTTGTGAATTTTATTCCTGTCGCCGATGTCACCCAAATGGAAAGCAAACTCTTTAAAGTCGTCCTAAAAGACTCGGTTAAAATGAACGGCATTCATTACGCTCCACCCAATTTTCTCCGGATGGCGGTTTACAAAGAGCTCTCCAGGCCGATGGGGGACATTAGTCGTTGGGAAAAAGTCTATAAACGACTCGTCCTTTTGAATAAACATTATCCATTGAAAAATGCCCACTGTAACGCCGTGAAATTTATGCGGGATTTTGAAGGCACATCGGAAGATTCCAGTCTGATTTACGAGACGGTGAAAGATACGATGATTGACTTGGGACTCGTGTTTATTGGCGGTTTTGCTAGTAGTTTGTATGGCAAATATATGCCGAAAGAACAGCAACAATTTATCCGGAAAGTCCCGGATTTTGACGTCTTGGCGGATGACCCGAAAATGGCGACCACGATTATCAAAGAACGGTTGAATGCGGTCGGCTTTAAAAATGTGAAGATTTATAAGAAACCCGGGGTGGGGGAAATTATTGCGCCGCATTATGAAGTGGTGGTGGATAATGATACGGTGTGTTTCATCTACGAACCGCTGGCGTGTCACAGTTATAATACAATTAAACTGGGACGAAATACGGTGAAAGTGGCGACGATTGATACGATGCTGAATTTTTTCTTGGCCTTTATCTACGCGGATCGGCCTTATTATGACAATGACCGGATTTTGTGTATGGCTCAATACTTGTTTGAAGTACAGGCGAAAAACCGACTAGAACAAAAGGGGTTACTAAAACGCTTTAGTATCAATTGTTATGGCAATACCTCGGAAAATATTGAAACCATCCGGGCCAACAAGGCAGAGAAATTTAAGGAATTGAAAGGGAAAAAAGGAAGCAAGGAATATGAAGAATATTTTCTACGCTATACGCCGGGAGAAAAAGAAAAGGGCGCTAATAATAAAATGAAAAGCAATAAAACGATACCAAAAGAGAAAACGAAAATGACACCAAGAGAGAAAACGAAAATGACACCAAGAGAGAAAACTAGACGTACAAAAAAAAGGGGGACAAAGAAAAAACGAAGTGATGATTATTTCTTCTAAACAAACCTTTTGGGAAAAACACCTTTTGAGAAAAGGTGTAGCCAAAACACACCTTTTGGGAAAAACACCTTTTGGGAAAAGGTGTAGCCAAAACACACCTTTTTGGAAAAGGTGTAGCCAAAATCCGACACTAATCGCACATAAATTTACACTAAATACATTGTAAATTTTTGGCTACACCTTTTCCAAAAAGGTGTTTTTTTTGGCTACACCTTTTCTCAAAAGGTGTTTTTTTCCAAAAGGTGTTTTTCAAAAGGTGTTTTTTCTCAAAAGGTGGGGTTTTGGTCCAACCTTTTCCCAAAAGGTTGTGTATATATATATATTTATATAGTAGTAGTAGTAGTTAAATGCTTTGGAAATTTCTCTTCATTTTCTTTATCTTTATCATTCTCTCTATTTTAGCTTATAATATATATGTCAGTCGCCAGCCATTTAAAGAAGGTTATGAATCCTATGAGTTATGTAAGAAACAAGGTTACCCCCATGATTTTTGTTTTCAAGTACCCATTCAAGCCTGTTTAACCAATTGTGGGGATTAATGATATTTTTTATATATATTTTATTGACTGTATATTTCATTGTCTGTATATTTTTTTATATCATAAAAGAATATAGTAAATGCCTTATACAATAAAGAAAAATCGGCATAAAAACACATATAAAGTTACTTTAACTAACACGGGGCGCGTTCTAGCTTATGCGACCAAAAATCCAGTAAAATTAATGCAAGCAATTGAAATAAACAAACACAAACGCAGTAGTAAGTACAAACGCAGTGGGTACAAACGCAGTAGTAAGTACAAACGCAGTAGTAAGTACAAACGCAGTAGTAAGTACAAACGCAGTAGTAAGTACAAACGCAGTGGCAAACGCAGTAGCAAACGCAGTAGTAAGTACAAACGCACCATAAAACGCAAACGTCGCGGTGGAAATCACGACCTATCCGAAGAAGAAAAGAAAGACTTAAAAGATGCGTTTGAGCAGATTACGAGAGAACTAAACACTACAATCCTTAATTATGGAAATAGACAAGACATTTTTGCGCTAATTATAAAATTGTATGACTTTATAATCAATAATTTTTATAACTTATTCCAAGTCATTGATAATTTTGAAAACTCACTAATTGACCATATGAAAATGATTGATCAGTGGGTCGCAGTATTTATTAAGAATCCCGACAACAAAAATAAATATAATAATTATAATCTTAGATTAAGAAAATTAGTGAATGAAAGTAAACGTTCTAAAGGTGAAGCTCAGCCATTTGCGACGATGCAAGAATAAAATGGAGAGAAGAACGCAGTTACATTGAAAACGCAGTTACATTGAAAACGCAGTTACATTGAAAACGCAGTTACATAGAAAAATACCGAATACCCTTAGTTAAGGAAAAATACAATGCCGCAAAAATTGCACTATTCACCACATAACCAGATAAATTCGGGTTACCATCTTTAGAAAAGAGCGACGGGAGAAACTTGAACACATTTTTCCGCACGACAGGCAGTTGAAAAAGAAAATATAAAATCGCAATTAAAACCGGGGTTTGAATGTTGCTATAAAAATCATCTAAATTAGTGGCTTGTTGTTCTTTGCTATTGTATTTCCGAATAATATCTTCGTTGGTTTGGTGTTCGGTAATATAATCAGTATTATACTGTTCTTGTGGGACATAATTTGGCTGCATTTGCTGGTCTTGGGTTAAGTGCGATTGCGTTTGAGGAATATCCCGGGATGGCAGGGCCGTTAAACCCGCCGCACTGGCTTGTTGTAACCCACTCACGAATTGGTTAATGTTTTGCTGGTTCATGGAGTTTATTTGCGCGGGCTGCCCTTGCTGCTGCATGCCTTGAGCTTGCGGTTGCGGTTGCATTTGCGTCCCCTGTAATAATTCAATGTCACGATTTTGCTGTAATTTCGCTAAGGAACCGTCAATATCCAGTTTAATATTCTCAGTTTGCATTTGGGGTTGCGTTTGCGGAGAGATGGGTAAAGCATCTATACTGGTTGTCCCAATATTCATTTAATATAATATTATAGCATTAATTATATTAAATACTATACGCAACCACCACCTTTTAACCACCTTTTTAGAAAAGGTGGGACCAAAACCTGAAACTAATCGCACATAAAATTAGGTGTGAAGTTATATGCGATTAGTGTTGGATTTTGGCCCAACCTTTTTCTAAAAGGTTGATAAAAGGTGTTTTAGACTACAATTTCTCTCTCAGTTTTTCCACAAGGGACCGCACTTTTCGTAAATGAATAACATTTATCCCCGTGTGTATAGACATTTTTAGTGACTTCGTCAAAGTCGGGGGCTTTGAACACGATACAATTACGATCTTTACAAACTTTTCTAAATAAACTCGCCAAACCTATTCCTAAAATAAAGGAAATGATCATTTGCCCATTGTGGGTATGAATCGTTTTCAACATGTTCTTAATCATTTATATATACACCACTTTTTTAAAAACCACCTTTTAGAAAACCACCTTTTAGAAAAAGGTGGGGCCAAAATACACCTTTTGGGAAAAGGTGGGGCCAAAATACACCTTTTGGGAAAAGGTGGGGCCAAAATACACCTTTTGGGAAAAGGTGGGGCCAAAATACAACCTAGTTGTATATGAATTTACAACCTAATTTTATTTGCGATTAGGGTGTTTTTTGGCCCCACCTTTTCTCAAAAGGTGGTTAAAAGGTGTTTTATTTCTGCAATGGAATCGTCTTAATCATGCTTTTGTTCTTGGGACAGGTGACTTCGTTTGCATTAAACTTGAAGCAATTAGAGGCCTTGTCTTTATACGTAATTTTATTCACATTATCAGGGGTGGGATAAACATAAATGACGGTGGGTTCCGGGTTAGATAAATACACAAATAATAAACCAATTGCGAGACTGATTAAAAATATACGCAGCGACAGAAATTTCAAAAACATTTATATACATTTAAGGTATATAAAATAAATTACCGTTTTTCAACATACTAAATAACATTCTTAATCACCCCGCTTTTCACATCGCCATACACTTCCTGTTCTAAATCACCCAAGGTATATTCTTTTTGCACTAAAGCAAAGGTGTTGTCTTTACGGTCGTCCGTATTATCCATTTCAATTGCGGTGATAACATATTTCATTTGCTGTATTTTCTCTGCTAAAGGTTCAATGATCTTTAAATATTTCTCCACCATTTCGTTAATAAAACTCGCGCGAGGGTTTTCTTTGTACAGTTTATAAATATTCCGTAAATCGCCGATTTCACTATACAGTTGCGTTTCTGCTCTCGTAAGCCGGGCTTTCTTTTCGGGATTATTCGCCACTTCATTGTATTTTTTTTGTACCATGAGTTGGGCTTTGCTGTAATTCCCGAGGTTTTTCCGGAGCTGGTCAAAGTTGTCAAATGCGGCGTTTTCATTGTCAATATAGCCAAATAAGAAATCTAATTTCGTCATAATAATCTTTGTTTTGATAGAGTCTATGTTTTTACTGTAATTTTCGTCTAAACTAAGGATGTTGGCATATTTGCCTTGATTTATTTCAATGTTTAGCTTACAGGGCTTGGCAGTGACACCACAGGCGGCCTTTAAAACCCGGTCTTTAGTGGTGAACACGGACCCCCCCACGACTTTGCAGTTTACACACTTGGGTCTAAAATCCTTAAATAACTTGTGTTTTTCTTTTTTACTTAAAGCTTCATTCTTGTGTAATTTCGTTTTTAAATCCTCAAATTGTTTTTCATATTTGGATTTCAATTTAAAGTAATCCCCGATGGCGTTAATGAGAGGTTCTTCCATATACAACCTTTTGACAAAAGGTTGAACCAAAACAACACCTTTTGGAAAAAGGTTGAACCAAAACAACACCTTTTGTGAAAAGGTGTAGCCAAAACAACACCTTTTGGAAAAAGGTGTAGCCAAAATACAACCTAGTCGTATATTGATTTACTTGTGAATTTACACCTAATTTTATTTGCGATTAGGGTCGGGTTTTGGCTACACCTTTTCCCAAAAGGTGTTTAAAAGGTGTGTAATGTATTAATTATTTTTTTATACGTTGGTAAATCCCGTTTAGTTAAAGACGCGTTTAACTGCTTTATAAGTGTATGTTGTTCATCCTTGGTGTAGTTACCGGTATAAAGTTTGGCAATAACATTGTCCGGATGGAGGGTTTCACACACTAAGTTATTAACCTGCATTTTCCCGTGGTCGGCTAAAAGCACATTGTATAAAGTCTCGCCGTTGTATTTGACTTTCTTGACACCGTCTGCGCAATCCAAGAAGCGGTAGGCGGGGACCATATTGCCTTGAAATTCAATCAAGTGGTCTTTGGTCATAAGGGTTGTTTGATTAGGACAATTATAATTCACCGCGTGTTTTTCAAAACGAATCAGATAGTTGTCTAGTGTTGTTGTTTTTGTAAGATGCCGGATGGGTTGCCGATTGATGGTATGTGTTTGGGGATTAATGTTTTCAATCAGCGTTAGTCCTTGATCCGTCTGAACGGGGGTACCCGCCGGAAAACAGATGTTGGAAATAGGTAAGGGTGCAGGGGTCGGGGTTGGTGCAGGGGTTGGTGCAGGGGTAGGGGTTGGTGTCGGGGTCGGTTGTGGTGGGACTACGTCATCAACAATACCATTTGCCTCTCCAAAGCCTACTAAGGGTTGTGGCAACTCACTTACGGATGGCCAATACAAAGGAATCGTTTGTTGATCTACGGTTCTACCATACCCGACAATAATGCCACTAGAACTAATACCATTAGCCTTTCCTCCTAAATAGGTTGTCAAATCAAATGGCAAGGGTTGCGGTAAAGTGTCTAGTGATGGCCAAAACACAGGTACGAAACTATAACCATCGGGTGAGTCAGCAAACCCGACAATAATGCTGTCGTCATTGATAGCATTAGCGTTTCCCCCATAGGGGTAGGTTGTAAAATCCCAAGGTAGCGGTTGCGCTAAAGTGTCTACTGATGACCAAAACACTGGCGTGTCATAATAATCTACGTTGTTCAAATTAGCGTATCCAACCACAACACCGTCGGTATTAATACCATTAGCCTTCCCCCCAGAATATGTCGTTAAATCAAATGGTAATTGTTTTGACTTAGCGATTACTGATGGCCAATACAATGGAAATGGGCTGAGTTCTTCAGTTATAACAGAATTTCCAACAACAACACCGTCAGTATTAATTCCATTTGGGCTACAACCGTAACCATATCCTTCATCATCCATTATGCGTGGCTTATCTGTGACTGAAATCCAATATTGAGATAAGATTCCATCGCTAGAACCACCTGTATACCCAACAATTACGCCACTGGTATTAATCGCATTCGCGCTGTCTAGAGAATACTTAACAAATGTCTGTAATGTTTGCGCCTTAGCAGTTAAAGACGACCAAAATACAGGTTCATCCAGGTTAGTTCGTCCAACAATAATCATTATATTAAATGTAGATATAATAATTATTTACAACACACACCTTTTAACAACCTTTTGGAAAAAGGTTGGGCCAAAACAACACCTTTTAGAAAAAGGTTGGGCCAAAACAACACCTTTTAGAAAAAGGTTGGGCCAAAACAACACCTTTTAGAAAAAGGTGTAGCCAAAAAAACACCTTTTAGAAAAAGGTGTAGCCAAAAAAACACCTTTTAGAAAAAGGTGTAGCCAAAATACAACCTAGTCGTATATTGATTTACTTGTGAATTTACACCTAATTTTATTAGCGATTAGGGTGTTTTTTGGCTCAACCTTTTTCTAAAAGGTTGGTTTTGGCTACAACTTTTCCAAAAAGGTGTTTAAAAGGTGTTTAAAAGGTAGGCAACCCCGTAATCATCGTCGTATTTTGGCTTTTCTTCTTCTCAAAAGCCAATTGTTGTAATTTAGAGATAATGTATTCTTGTTTTTTTCTCTCTTTCACTTCCAATTCGGCCGGAGTGGGTTTGCCTTTATACCTGTATAAGAGCCAGCCACCAATGACTACCACTAATAATATTACCATACTTATATTAAAGAGAACGCTAATATAATTATCTTTAAATTTACGACATTCTTTAAGCGTACCATTCAAAAAATACCGTACACCAGGTTCTATTAAAGAGGGTTTAAGGTAGTAGTCCATTTATATATATATACACACCTTTTAGGAAAAGGTGTAGCCAAAACAACACCTTTTAGGAAAAGGTGTAGCCAAAACAACACCTTTTAGGAAAAGGTGTAGCCAAAATCCGATACTAATCGCAGACAAATTCACACATAAATTAACACACAACTTCACACCTAAATTTATTTACGTTTAGTGTCTGATTTTGGCTACACCTTTTCCTAAAAGGTGTGTTTTGGTCCAACCTTTTCCTAAAAGGTGTGTTTTGGTCCAACCTTTTCTCAAAAGGTTGTTAAAAGGTGTTGTTTTGGTCCAACCTTTTCTCAAAAGGTTGTATATATGACTACACCCAATCCAACATTGTCTCTATTATGGTTCGTCATCATTACTACTATTTATTTTATTATCAAATACAAGACCTATGACCCTATGAATACTTCTAGTTCAGGGAAGATTTATGGCGGGATTTATTTGCTCCTCTTGATCGTTGGCGAATACTCCATCAATCTGAATTTAACCAATGTCATGTGTGGTTCTAATCAATGGGGAACGGCCATATTTATTACACTTTTCCCCTGGCTCTTTATTTTTGGTCTCTTGTACATTATGCTGAGTGTTTTTCCTGGTTGGTTAGCCCCTTTTTCCAATACCTTCGGGTATGGTATCGCTAAACTCAGCGGGTTATCAGGTTTCTTGGACAAAATTATGAAAGATAAATTAGATTTAGGGCAAGGGGCTTCGCCGGAAGCGAGTCAAGTCTTGGAGCATATATATTCAGATAAATCTCTCTTGATTAATGAAATCACCGACAGTAACCTAGACCGATTTTGGACAAACATGCAAGTCATGTTTAAGCCGACAGAATATACAGACAACAATAAAATCGCTTTAGCAGGTTTTGTTCGGCTCAAAGATATCGTATCGGAATACATTTGGTATATGTTGACCGGGGCTTTAGTAACATCAGTGAGCTATAATTATGTGGTCAATAAAGGATGTAGTCAAAGTGTGAAAGAATTGAAAAAACGGCGTGATGAATATCAACAGGATTTAACCAAGAAACAAGAGGCGGCAGCGACGAATAAACCAAAGGTGTATAGTACAACGGAGTAGGTCCTTACACAACGGAGTAGGTCCTTACACAACGGAGATATTTAGACTATACAACCCGTACAATCTGACGCAAAGATACAATTATTATAGCCATAACCAGGATTTACACAACCTATTTCACCATTGCCTAAATTACCGCAACCACTTTTACAAAAGCCGTTTCTTAAAAAACTTGGGTAATACCAAGGGTATTCTACAGGGTATTCTACAGGGTATTCTACGGGGTATTCTTCTGGATAATAGCCCTGATTATACCAAGGATAATTCCATCCTGCCAAGCCTAAGCCCCATCCCCAGCCCCAGCCGCCGTAACCTCCACCACCGCCACCATAACCTCTGTGACCATAACCTCTGTGTCCATAACCTCTGTGTCCTCCACCGTGACCACGACCTCCTCCACCGTGACCACGACCTCCTCCACCGTGACCACGACCTCCTCCACCGTGACCACGACCTCCTCCACCGTGACCACCACCACCACCACGCCCTCCACCACGATTACCTTCAATGATCCCCCTATTTTTTCTTAAGACACTGTGGGTTAATACCAATACAATAAGACTAAAGATGATATATTTCATTATGGAATAAGTGAGTATGCCGTTACTCATTTTACATATAGAGAGAAAAAAACATAATATATAATTTGCCATAGTGTAAAGTATATATATTACGCGCTAATAAGTCTCACATATATAGCCAAAGGTGTTGTTTTTGGCCCAACCTTTTTTAAAAGGTTGTTTTTGGCCCAACCTTTTTTAAAAGGTTGTTTTTGGCCCAACCTTTTTTAAAAGGTTGTTTTTGGCCCAACCTTTTTTTAAAAGGTTGTTTTTGGCCCAACCTTTTTTTAAAAGGTTGTAAAAGGTTGTAAAAGGTTGTTTTTGCCACACTTTTTTCAAAAGTGTATATATAATGTTTATTAAACAAATTGTACGCCGAAATGTTCTGAGTACGTCCATTTTAGTGTATATTTGTCTTTATTTACTAATTATGTCTTTAAAACCGAGTTTTTTATTTCAAAAGGATGGCCGTTTACGAGACTTTGGAATCGGGTATCGGAATAAAACCATTATACCGGTTTGGTTTTTAGCCATATTTATTGCCACGCTTTCTTATTTTTCAGTCATGTATTATGTGACTGTGGAATAAATCGCTCAATTGATTCATTTCCAAAAAGGGGTGGATATTATTACATACTAAAGTATCGTAGACAATATAAATCGTTGCAAACATTAAACCTTTATCGGCATCATTAAACGTGCTACAGGTCAAGCCCCATTCCTCTACCGAACCAAGACTAAAATCCATAGGCGTTTCAGTGGGGATTTTGTGATTGTTAAAGACAATTGTATAGATAACTTCATCACGTAATTCTGAACGTTTATTAGCGTCGGCTTCGTAGAGGGCAAGATATTCATCGTAGTCTATTTCCGTAGTGGTATCATTACCTATTTCGGGTCTATCGTCGCCTTCTGCTTCAACTTCGCCTTCTGCTTCAACTTCGCCTTCTGCTTCACCTTCATCTTCGGCATTGTAGCCATTCATTTCATCATAGCTATAATATTCTTCTTGCTCTTCTTCTAGCGTGTGGCAATAGCAGGACGACATTCTTTTCTTTTTTTGTTAGAGGAAGGCTCTTTAAATGGTTTTAAGTGATATATAATATAAACTTTAAATCAATTTTTATATTATAACAGGTTTTTCCTCCCTCATCAATATATATATTAATGCGATTAGTTGTACATACATTAGCCATACATTTATTTTGTATCTTGTTTTTTGCCTTTTTTTATTACTATTTTTCCATACATTTTTATAATACTACCCCACATAAATTTAAACAAACTAAGCGTGATTCCAAAATAGAGTCAATCATTGATTTTTTGCTTTTTAGCACAACCATCCAAGCGGGGGTGGGCATAAGCGACATGATTCCCGTTTCGGTATATGGGAAAATACTCATGATATTACAGCAATTATTAATGATATCTATAAGTGTAATAACCATCTATGTTTATACAAAGTAACCGTGCCTAATAATATTTACGAACAATATAAGCTCCTGACATAAAAAATACAGTATCCATTATAGAATCAATCAAATTACTGCGGCCTGTTAACTTGTACGGTTTAGCCATACCAATTAACATTTGCCAACACTCCCAAATGGTATGTACTATAAACAATTTAAAAATATACAATCTAGGGTCGCCTTTAAAATATAAATACATATAACCAAAAATTATGCCATTAATTAAATGCACGAGCGACCAGCCAGAAACATAAAAGGTTTTGGTAGATGATCCGATTATGTCAACGCCTAATATATATTTTAATTTTTCAGGTAAAAAATCATCACCACTGTTATAAATGATATTATGAAGATTCATATACTATACACGCATAGAATATATTCGCATTCAGCGTGATATTACACTTGCTCGGCTTACACTTGCTCCGCTTACACTTGCTCCGCTTACACTTGCTCCGCTTACACTTGCTCCGCTTACACTTGCTCCGCTTACACTTGCTCCGCTTACACTTGCTCCGCTTATAACACACGCGGAGCGTACACAAGGTTGTTGTGTTTTGGCTACACCTTTTTCTAAAAGGTGTTGTTTTGGCCCAACCTTTTCCCAAAAGGTTGTGTTTTGGCTACACCTTTTTCTAAAAGGTGTTGTTTTGGCCCAACCTTTTTTGAAAAGGTTGTTAAAAGGTTGTTTTAGTCAAACTCTTCATCCCCGTCTAGACCAAACTCGTCATAATCCGCGTCTTCGCCCATATAATCAATATGCGTGGCTTCATCTTCAATCGCCGCCGCCTCCTGTTCTTCCGTTAACATATCAAATCGGTACATTTCCCGATTCATGTCCGAGACATCTTTATTCTTGTTTAAGCGGGCATCCATGACCATTTGTTTCTCCATGGCTTCGCGTTCTTCATCATAAGTGCCTTTCTGGTAACTGACCAACCCTTTTTGCAATCCTTTATTCCAGCGTTCTAATTGCTGGTTTTTGAAAATTGTTTCCACTTCGCGTTCTTCATCCGTCATGTTCTTTAACCGCCCCGTAATATCATCTTTTTCTTTCTCTCTGGCCCGCAACACACGGTCTAACATACTTTTGTAATTATAATTCACCACCTTTTTATCATTACAGATAATGCCGACAAAGGCATTCAACAGTTTCGCCACTTTTTCAGCGACATCCTTTCGCTCACCTTGGATAATTTCCAACTCCAAGAGATCGCCATTTTGTGCCGCAAACGCATTTTTGGGTGTGGTTAATTCACTTTCCCCGAGGTCCTCGGCACCAGCGTCGCGCGTTTGTTTTGGCCGGCGCTTAATGAGTATGTCCTCGTCATCTTTCAACTCCATTAAATCTGTCAAGGCGCTATAAAAATAGAATTTAAATAAGCGGATCACTAACCGCCGTTCCATCGTGGAATAAATGAATTTATCTGGTCCGAGTTCCAAGGGGGCGTAATATTCCGTGAGGTTTGCTAATGTATCTGTATCGCGGGTAAGTTGCACGTATTTCTGCAAAAGCGTCTCAATATCCGGGTCTTCGTAAAACTCGTTCAGGGAGACATAATGGTTGTTAATAATCGTATTTATATCTAGTGTGTGGCGCGCGGATAAGCCCCAATGTTTCGGAATTGCCACGGCGCTGTTATCTACTTTATTCAATATAATATTAGGAAATTCCCGGGTCAAGCAGCGGAGCGAGTTTTTAATAAAATTCAGCATTTTAAAAACCGTTTCGTCTTGACTATCTATGCTGCGATTATCCCCCGTTTCTTGAAACTCACTAATGTTTTCTAGACAGTCTTTGAAAAACGCAAAATCGCTGTCCGTGAGGGCGCCCGTTTTCTTGACAAATTCCAAGAGGTTGCGCAACATTAGTTCATTCATGGTCGCCAAATAATTCTGTAAGGCTCGCATGTCAGCCGTGTCTTCCGTTAAACCGTTGATTTCGTAGGTCGCCAAGACTTTGCGCAATTTCTCTAGAAAAGCCACGGGAATATTTGTGACTTGACGGTGCTCCAGGGAACTTAACAAGTCTTCCAAGGCTTGCTTGCTGTTTAGTGGGACGCTTTGCCGCTGCGTATTAACAATATTACTACGGTTCACGAGTAGAAGGAGTTGTTGCAAGGTCGTGTGCGAATAATTGCGCCCGTCGCTTTTCAATTTCCGGATTTGTTCATTTAAACTTAATTGGTCATTGAACTGCTCGGGCTTATTCATACAAATCGCCTTCAGCTCAGGGCTGATCGGTATATTGTTTCCGTATTTACAAAATACAATAAACGCCTTGTAGATGGTTTCTTCCGAAAATTCCGTCGGTAGGGGGGGAATGACGTTTTTGGTATCTCGGGGGTCATAATAAATACCCGCCTTGGCCATGCGTTGGAGGTCATGGAGGGTGTTGGCTAATTCCGTGATGTGGGTATTAAACACAGCTAGATCCGGCTGGGCTTCTTTAAAATATGCGATGGTGCTTTGTTTGCCCGTGCCTTGACAACACGCGTTTTCCAAAAAGGGCACGCCGCCATTATTCGTCATAATCAGTGGTTTTTTGTGGACCGTCTTTTGAATCAATTCAATGATCCCCAGGCCATACTGGATCATTTTCCCCCGCATAACATTGATCATGTCCGTTTGTTTAAGCGAGCCTTTCCGAAGAGCATCTAGCAAGGCTTTATTAAATCCCTCCGAGACGGGCTGAATCGTCGGCAATTTTAGGGGACCGAGGGGGGGTAAGAAATGCCGCATATTGGCGATTTGGTGCTCCAAGGGAATGAGTTCCGGGGGATTCAAGAGCAAATACTGCTGTTTCATTTTGATGAGCTCTTGCACTTCTTCCGTCGGCAAAAGAAATTTCGTGATTTGGGCTTCTAGCCGCTTCGTAATGGTCGTGGCATTCATTTTTTGCAGGGCTTTCCAGTGTTCAATTGGACTTTTAATTTTATTGACAATACAGGCCACGTAGGTGAGACCCGTGAGGTCTTCGGTGCCGCCCAACGGAAAACCACTGAAGGATTTCACACAGCCGGGGTGCGTTTTGCGTGTCAGCAAGGACGGAATGGAGGCTTGAACGGCGACGAACAAATACGCGAGCGTGGAGAAAATCAAAAATTGGTAATACGTGGTTTGGTAATCGTCTTGGTTTTTCTTGCCTTGGGTGGCGGCTTTCGCCAGCATCGCATTATAGGCGGCTTCCGATGGCATCTTTGTTTCTTGGAGTTTCTTGACATTGCGTATAATAAAATCCAGGTAAGCGTCCAGTGTGATGCCCATGAATTGCGTCATCGTCTTGACAATACTGGCGATTTTCTCTGATTCGGGGTCTTCAAATTTCCGCTGGGCCTTTTCTTGTTGCAGAATAGATTCGCCCAAATCGGCTTCTAAGACGGCGCGGCTGATGTTTTTGTAGCCTTCTTCGGTATATTCTTCGTCCGTGCTGAAAAAGATTTTCCGGATAATATAACCACTGTGTTTATCCACCCAGGAATCCCCGTCGTCGCTCAGTTTGCCTTGGTCTTTGCAAATTTGTTCAATGGTATAGACGAAATCCTTTTCATTGACAAAGGCCCGGGCGAGTTTAAAGAGAAAGGATGGTAATAAGGGGGTGTTGGTTTTGATACAATACAGCCAGTAGGGTTCTTCGTGGTCTAATGGCTCCCGACAGAAGAGTGTTACAAACTTGATGGTATCTTGTTGTCGTTTCACGTAATCGGCTTGGCCCAATATGACGTCGCGGAGTTTCAGATACGGTGAGCGGATTTCGTCTGTCTCTTCCAGGGTCATGCCTAACGTGTAGTGTTTATAATTGTATTTATAGGTTTGGGTATGTTGTAAATCCAATATAATCTGTAACCGTTTGGTGGCGTCTTGTAAATCGTCATTAATGTTTTTAATAATCACGGCTTTATTGACGTTTAATTGTTCGTCAAATTCTTTGAGTACGAGTTTTAAATTGGCATCTTTCAAGATGTTGGCGCCAGTTTCTAGGGGATCGCATTGATTTTTGACGGCTATGCATTTTTCGTCCAAATTGCAAATCATTTTCAATTTATCTTCAAAGACGTCCATGGAAATGGATTCATCGTGGACCCAAGTGTTATTTTCACGGCGGTAATAGTGGACGGCCAAATCTGCGCCTGTACCTGTGCCTGCAACTGTGCTTGCACCAGCCACTTCTAAAATGGCATAATCCCCCTCTTCCACCAGCCGTTTCCCCGTTAACATGGCTTCCGCTTCGCGTCTAGCGAGGGCTTCTTTTAAACCGATTTTACTCATTAAATTCGTAATTAAAAACCCAATATAAGCGTCTTTAGACATGGCTGGATCAGGTTTCTTATACTCATTGAGTAATTCATAATGAGTTTTATCATATTTCTTGTCAAAATACAGCTCTGCGCCATTATCAGCTTGTAATTCGTCCAAGGCAATATACCGTTTCGCAATTTCGGTGTAAGTTTTGCATTTGTTTGGCTGTGCCGCTACGCTTGTTGGACCCGCTACGCTTGTTGGACCCGCTACGCTTGTTGGACCCGCTACGCTCGCTTGTGTAGTCTTGATATACTTACTTACTTCGTTCAAGTCTTTCAGCCCGTTGGCAATCATTAAATTGGACCCCATTAGGGCAATCGCTGTGTTATACAGACGTCCACAATCCATGTCTGTAATGTTTTTCAGAAATTCCACACTCGTCAGATTCGTTAAGCTAGTGTCGGTAAACCCATAGGCAGTCAACACGTTTTCTTTCAGCGCCTGTTGTGTATCAAAGATATTCGCCAGTTTGGGCTTGAAATTGCCAATGGTCACTTTTAGCGCCCCGTACTCACGGACTTTGAGTAAATAATTCTTCTTGAATTCACTAATTCTTTTGCTAATATACGCCGTCATTTCTTGATATTGCACGAATGCCACATCGTCCTGATAAATCATAAAGGGTTCCAAATAGGCCAAAATATCGTGCACACTGAGGTTGTCCTCAATATACGGTTTAATTAAATTGAACAAGAAAGAGGTCGTGGGAACGACCGTGTCCAGGTATTTTTCATACAGCCTGCCAGGCCCTGCCTCTATTCTCGCCGTAGTGTCCACAGTCATTTCGGTGACGTGCTTCAAAAATCCCGTTTTCGTATAATCCACCGGTTCACCTAACCGTTCAATCGCTTTTGTTCTGACCTCGGTATTATTTTGGAGTAATTGCCAATAGTTCAAAAAATGCTCATTTAAATTGGCTTTGAGTAAAATATTGGTATAAGGGAGATTAATACGGGCGAAACGGACTGTTACTTCGGGTAAGAATAAAAGGGATTTTAAAACCATGGTATCGTTTTCGGTTATTTTTTTCTGAGTAATGGAGGTTTCCCCGCCGCGAAATTTCTTTACTTCTAACCCAGTGACACCCAAGTTGTATTCTTGAATGACAAACCGCCGGCGTTTTATATCCGTGGCCTCTTTACCGGCACCCAATACGGAAGAGAAAAAATCGCCCAAATTATCTACGATCGCGGCAATATTCGTATTAACTTTGAGAATCGCCAACGGGGTGTCGTCGTCACTGACGCCCGCCAAATCATTGGCAAAAGGAGTGAGATACGGATCAAGCGCTTTTAATAAAAAAACGTATTTATTGTCTTGTTCTGGAACATTCCCGGCGTTATACTGATCCAGAATGGCGTCTTCTTCTTTGCGGTCGTCGGCCAAGGTGAGCGAGAGTAGGTCTGTATAATCGCCGGCATCTTCACCTGCATCATCGTAATCGTAGACTTTCTTGAGGTTTTTTACCACGGGTAAAAGCCAATAAAGTTTCTGTTGAAAGGTTTGCAATGTTGCGATGAGGGGTTTATAATTCTCACCTTGGATCCGGGCTTTGACTAAATTGCCGTCTTTGTCAAAAAGGGAGAATTTACGGCGTAACTGTTTAAAACGTTCAATCATAGTATGAATGTTGTTCAAGACCGTATCCGTTCGCTTTATATTGGGGATGGTAGAGAGAAGTTCATCTAATAAATCTCCCGTTTGTTTTTCTAAACTATAACGTTGTTCGGCTTCTGGTAAATCCACGATTTGGGTTAATTCTTCTTCGTCCGTGCCGAACTGTATTTGGTCCGCGCTGATAAACATGGCCCGAATCTGGGCTTCTATTTTTTTGATGGGCTCCGCGTCCCCTTCCGTTTGTTCTTCAGCCAGTTCTTCGGGGTCAAAAGATGTCACTGTGGCAGTTTTGCGGCTTGGATCTGGACCTGCTGTGCTTGGACCCGCTGTGCTGTCAGGATTTGCTGTGCTTTCAGGATTTGCTGTGCTTTCAGGATTTGCTGTGCTTGCGCTAGGCCTTTTCCGTAAATTTATCTTAATAATCGGAATATCCTCCGGTATGCCCTTGTAGGCAAAGTCCAAAAAAATGATGTCTTTTTCAGGGTAGGTCATAATTTCAATCATATCTTCTTCTAAATTTGTAATTTCTCCTGTGATAATGGTTGGAACATCGCCGCCAAAATATATATCAATCCACTTACCAGGTACTAAATCATTTTGCAAGGCGTAGCTGGCTGTTGCCTCCCGACTCAAGATATTAATTATAGTAATGGATTCATTATCTAATTTTCCCGTCTCATCTAGGGTTAAACTTTTCTCTAAACCGGAACCTTCTACTAATACTATCTTGGTTTTATCTAGAAATTTAATATAAAAAGTATGATGATCCAGGGCTGGATCGCCGGGGGCGACAATTTCTATAATATCACCTAATTGGATGCTTATTTTATTAGAGCTCATACCTTATATTTATAATATATAATTTATATATACTAAATATTGTATATTATATATTATAATTGGTGAGGGTTGTTTACAATACGCTGATTATTTAGGTTTGCTTAGCTTACGTTTGCTTAGCTTACGTTTGCTTAGCTTACGTTTGCTTAGCTTATGTTTGCTTAGCTTACGTTTGCTTAGGTTACGTTTGCTTAGCTTACGTTTGCTCCGCCTATTCTTCTTTGTGCCCCCCACTACTTTACGTTTCTTACTAGTCTTCTGTTCTACGGGGCTCGGGGCCAGTTCATACGTCAATTCATCAAATAATTCACTGGCATCGCCCGCCACTAAGCCGAGTTGTTCATATAATTGAATAAATCGGTCTTTTTGTCCACTTTTGACCAATGCTCGCATAAGCGAGCCCGACATGTCTTTTATAGGAATGGGTAATTCCTCATTTTCAATATAATGTCGTATTAAAGCCTTTTCATCCGCATCCGCTAACTCGGTACGGCCTAATTTAAGATCATATTTTTTAAATATTCTGCTCCCATCGGCGTCGGGCGCATTAAACAAAACACCTTGGCTCAATAAATAAGGATTAATCATTTTATCAAATGCGCCTTGCCTGTCGGAACCTAAAATGATCTCCATATTTGTAGGGGGGTGGCCCTGTGCCGTTTCTAGTTTAAGCATTCTACACAATTGCGATATAATGAAGCGGTCCCCACATTCGGACGAAAATTCATTGGCATCTTTTGTACACAATACCGCTACAGAAATATCGGCTAATTCGGGATGATTAATTTGCATTTGCTGAATCAAGCCTTTCATTTGCAATAGCCCACGTTTGCGGTCACAGGTTAAAGGGTCTTTTAAATTATCTTTGGAATGGGACAAAATTATATACACCCGGCCGTGACCTAAATCCCCGGGAGGCAATTCTAAGTTGGCTTCCAGCATAACTTTAATTAATTCCATGTGGCCAGGGGTTGGGGGATTCATCCGGCCGATGGTGAAGATGATGGTGTTTTTCCCTGATGCAGAGTCCATGCGGTTATATTCTTACTACAGATTTTTTTTACCGATCAAGATTTCTTTGGCAATCCGTCGGATGATTTTATTCTCACTTTCTAAGATGGGGCCATTCCCACCAGTAGATTGAATGACGAGTTTCATATATTTGTCATTTAAACGGGATTGGTTATCCTTGCTTTCGGGGTACTCATTACTCCAATTATAAACGAGTTTCATATTTCTAAACGAGACGTTTTTAATGGCCTGGCGGAGCTTAGGATTGTCTTTTTCTTCTTTCATCCAGACGTTTTCGTCCTTCACGTAAATAATTTCCCGCTTTGCGTCACTGCAATGGATTGGGCGTTTATAAATGTCCATACTATTCAACTTATCCACGATGATTTTGGTGATACCTTCTACATAGCCGAGTTCGCCGACGCTTTCTAAATCCGACAGTTGGAGATCAAACGAATTGGCAAAATCGCTAATGTTCATGGCATCCTTGCATTGTTCGTTCAAGAAGAATTGAAGATTAAATGTTTTGTTATTGTTATTATTGTGACTGTTTATGGTGTTGATGCTGTTATTTTTACAGACTTCAATCATTTGTTTTTGTAATTCGCTATTGCTTTTCACCATATCTAAAACAATATTTTTGAATTCTGAATTTTCTTTTATTAAAAGCTCAATAATTTTATCTTTATTCAGTTTGTTTTCTGCTTCATTTGCATCTATTTCATTTGCATCTATTTCATTTGCATCTATTTCATTTGCATCTATTTCATTTGCATCTATTTCATTTGCATCTATTTCATTTGCATCTATTTCATTTGCATCTGAAGTTATAACAGTTTGGATAGTAGAATTGCATATTTTATTATGTGACCATAAACCCTTTCTAGATTTATATTCTTTACAACAAAAAACACACGTAAAACTTTTTTTTACGTAAATCTTGTTACCTGATGTGTTACTTAGATGTTTTCTAGTTAAGATATGTCTATCCCAATCATTTTTTCTACTACATATAATGTCACAAAATAAGCAACTATATTGTTTTGCGGAATTTGCGGAATTTACGGAAAATTCTATTACCATTTTTATATACTCAGAATATAATATTACGTCTAAACCTTTTAAAAAAATAATATATATATAAAATTTATCATCACAAATATTTTCTTCCCGCATCGTTTTTCAGAGCATCTCCAAGCAAAACCACTTTTTCAAAAAAAAATTTTGCCAGTTTAAAAGGCACTTTTGATTTTTGGACATTTTTAAAATGTCCTTTTTTGAAAAAAGTCGGCCAGACCTGAAAACTTCTTTTTTTTTCAGAAATTCTTCGATAGAAATTCTTGAACTAAATTTGTGAATATTTTTTTATATTCTGTATTTTCTTTTATCAATGTTTCAAGAAGTTTGTCTTTATCTTGATGTATAAATTCTTGTGGATCACTATTGGGATTTATATTATGTTGTCTAGTAGTATTGCAGGTTTTATTATGTTTCCACAAACCAGATCTATCTTTGTATTCACGATCACACATTTTGCATTTATAGTTTTTTCTATTATTAAATAATTGTTTTTCGTGCTCTGTTTGTTGTATTTTTGAGTGTTTTGTGGTTTTTAAATGTCGTTCATATTGACTACATCTTACTGTCTTATAGTCGCATATTTTACAAGTATATTTTGATGTAATAGATTGACTAATATCAGTTGTTGCTTCATTTTCTTCCTTTTCTTCCTTTGCTTCCTTTTCTTCATTTTCTTCCTCCTCTTTCTTATCTTCTTTCACCTTCTTCTCTTTCTTATTGGGAAATGGTTCAACACTGTTCAAATTCGCATTTAAAGAGAGATAAAATTCCTGTTCTTTCATTCTAGCTTCGGTATGGTTGGCACAATTAAAAAACCCAATAATCTCCATTTTCCAATTTGACCAGCCTCCGTGTTTTCTAATTATTTCATATAATTTACATGTATTACTTTTACTACTTTGTTCGTGTGAAAGTTGTCTTTGAACAAAATTTATCGTATGACCGACATAAAGGTCTGTAATAGCGTTATCTTTACAACTAATTTTGTAAAAAAGCGTGTTTGAATACTTGGACATTATATTCTATGATTATTATAAAAAAATACTTATAAGTAATTTTTTATAATAACAAATATATTTTATAGCACCACACATGTTTATTCCTCTTTGTCATTAGACACTTCTTCCGTGACTACAACTACGTTTTCATCCGTCACTACGTTTTCATCCGTCACTACGTTTTCATCCGTCACTACGTTTTCTTCTTTGATAATGGCGGCAGCTGCCGCCGCTGTGGCTGCTTCCTCTTTAGACTTTAACCATTTTTGATATTCCAATTGTCTAAGTCTGTCTTGTTCTTGCAACTGTTCCACTGTAACAAGTCCATTCAATACGGCCTGTACAATTCGCATCATACAGCCCCAACTACATCCACTGTGGCGGCCATCATCTAATAATGTTTCCATTTGCTTCTTAATTGCTATTCGCCGTGGGTTGGTTTCTGTGGTATACATAAAACCTCCATTACCATCAAAACTTTTAATATAATCCGTAATTTCAGGATATTCGCGCAAGATGTCAAGGGCTTCATAAACGTCGCTGTGAGTCATTTTTAAGATAATTTGCAATTAGTAGATAAATATAAAACCATTTCAATTTTATAATAAACAACCTTTTACACAACCTTTTAAACAACCTTTTAGAAAAAGGTTGGACCAAAACACAACCTTTTTCTAAAAGGTTATGTCTTGTATAATCTAGGAGGCGTTGTTGTGAAAAAAATATTTGTAAAAACATTACCGTCTAAAGTGTCATCTGTTTTATGTTTAACGTAAATGTTTTATGTTTAACGTAAATGTTTTAGAGTTCGCCGTTTATTCTTAATTTTTTTATTTTTGTTAGTTTTATTCTTACTTTTATTCTTACTTTTATTCTTACTTTTATTCTTACTCTTTTTTTTCTTATAACCTCCCCAACCTTCACGCCAGGCTTCGCGCCGGACAGACCTTTTATCTCGGTCCGTCATCGTGGTTCCGTAAAATGTTGAACACGATAAATCAATCAAGAGAATATTTTTAACACCTCGGTCTTTCAAATAATAGACAATATCTTTCAAATCAGTTTTATAAGGAGGTCGCAAGGTACTAAAAAAATCCAATTCACCTTGTGGAGTATTTAGGAAAAGAATTTTATCATCGTAAGTCTTACTCAATGTTTTTATAGTATATATTTTATTTTGCGTAAAAGAATAGGCTTTCGCCGTGGTATTTTTATAGGCTTTGCCATAATTATAATGAAAGGTTTGTCTGTCTGACTTGTCAGCTGCGTCTTCATATTGGTGTTTTTTCAAGGCTTGCCAATCAATATCTGATAAACTTTTAAAAAATTTACTCAATTGATCAATCAACCAGGGAGGCGGAAGAGTATGTTTTAAATCAACTGTAGTGGTCATCTGTTTAACCCGTTCCACAATCTTGTAAGCGGTCTGATCTGATAAATAATTACAGACCCCTGGTGCGACAGCATTTATCCGTGTCAAGGTCATTCCGTAAGGAATCGCAAATATATCGGATTCTTGCCTGCCATCAAAAGTGTTTTCTACATGTATTTTCCCATGTGAGGTAATGATAACAATCATTGTTTCGGGATAAGGCGAGAAGGAATCATTGTTTGTATCCATGCCTGTATCTGTATCTATGCCTCTATCTGTATCCATACCTGTATCTGTATCCATATCTGTATCTATATCCATATTTTATATTTATGAAGAAAAATAAAAAACCTACCTTTGGTTTAACTTTTTTTGAATTTTGGCCCAACCTTTTCCAAAAAGGTTGTTTAAAAGGTTGTTTATTTCTCCTTAAACACCACTTCCATTTTCATAAACACTTTGATCGCTTCGTCCGCAGCGTTTAATAAATAACTCACCACACTGGCCACCTCCAGTGGTTCTTTAAACCCTAAACGGATTTTAGACATGTCAATATGCGGATGCGGCTTCATAAACCCGCAATATGTCAACGCTCGCCCGTAATGGTTATTGTACAAGACGAATTCAATCACTTTACCCAAGGTATAACCTTCATTCGGCAACGTAATATCAAAACCGTTCTCAATGGTCGTGCCCGTTTTCGCAATCAGTCCCGGCTCGGTTTCCATTGTTATTTTAAATTTCTTTAATTTATTCAACATGATATGCAATGCTTTATACACAATCGCCATATTCGTAAATGGTCCGACACTTTCCACCGTAAAATCAAACGAATCTAGTAAGGTAAGGCGTTTCGCATCTAGGAGTAGCCAATCTTTGTGTAAGAATTCAATTTCCGCCGCGCTAGACCCCGCCTTACTCAGCTCCGTCGCTTTTTTTGCCCACTCGCTCTTGATTTTCACCGGATCGGTGGAATGCCCAAATGCACAAGTTGACACAACATTAAAGGAACTGTCTTCTTCGGCTTTCCCTATGTCTAACAAACATGACAGCTTCAAATGTTCTCCGTCAATATCCGCCGAAATCCGCGGGCGAAGGCGCACAAAATCAATATGCTGACCCGTCAGTGGGTTCGCCGGGAAAATCTTGTCCGTCTCCGCCTGGCTCAAATACGCCCCCGTGACGGTATTTTTCAGTTTAAAATCCGCCGTCGTCACAAAATCAATGGCATCGCCTTCATTCTTCTTATTCACTTCCATTTGGTAATCTTTATAGGGGAAATCCACATCGGTAATATGAAGCGGGATACAGCTGAGTCGCTGTTTAATTAATTCATTGTTTAAACGTGAGGTATTTATCTCAAAGGTGGCTAAACATTTTTCGTGGGGAGTGGTGCGAAAAACTACCGTCGGAATCTCCGCCAACATAATACGGCGCAATCCATTCGCAAAACTCACATTGAGCCCATTAACGGTGAACTTCAAGATATTTGCTTCTTCGGAAAATTTAGAAATAACGGGATCCATCTTTGACTGTTTCTTATATTTAGACTATACTATTTATATATAAATCAATTTTCTTATATAATTCCTATAAGTTTATATGTAATAAGTTTAAACACTACCTCTTTAAATAATAAAATTATATAATGAGTTGTATTCTCTATTATAGTAATTATTGTGAAAATTGCAAAACCCTTTTACAAAATATCGCCAAATGGAACGACATTAAGAATGATATGCATTTCATCAATATTGACAAACGCGTCAAGAAAAATAATGGAGCGACTTATGTAGTCTTGGAAAATGGCCAAGAAATTCTCTTACCACCGACGGTGAATAAAGTCCCAGCCCTGTTGCTGTTAAATAAAGGCCACCATGTGTTGTTTGGCAACGATATTAATAAGCATATTGAACCCAAACAGATGATGCAAGCAAGCGTGGCCACGAAGAATAATGGCGAACCTTTAGCCTTTTCGTTAATGGGCAGCAGTTTCGGGGGTGTCGCATCAGATAATTTCAGTTTCTTAGACCAAGATGCGGATGCTTTGTCGGCAAAAGGCAATGGAGGCATGCGACAACAACATCATTACGCAACATTGGATTATAAAGAAAATATTGACACGCCGCCCGATACTTATACCCCAGATAAAGTCGGCCAAGTTTCCATGGAAGAAATCCAAAACAAACGCAACACGGATGTGGTTCGGCGTTAAAAAAATACTTTTTAAAAAAAAGTATGGCAAAAATATACTTTTTAAAAAAAAGTATGGCAAAAAAATACTTTTTAAAAAAAGTATGGCAAAAAAATTATAAGACAAAAAAATACTTTTTTAAAAAAAAGTATGGCAAAAAATACTTTTTTACACCTTTTCACATTTCAACCGCCGATGTTTTTTCTTGTAAAAATTGTTTTATATGTAAAAGTTTGCTTTCAAGTTCTTTTTCAATTTGTATTAAATGTCTTGAAGTTTGTATTTGATTATTACAACGAGCACATAATAAGCATAAATCATTAATGCTTTGACTTTCTTTTCTACAACGTGGTTTAATATGACCCCATTGTAACTTTATATACTTTAATTCAACATATTCGCCGTCTTTTTCATTTTTCGTTTTTGTAAAATTAACCTTTGATTCATTCCAACACCATTTTCCACCTACATTTTTTCCAAATGCACAAGTATTATTTTGTTTTCCAAGTATTTCTTTTACAATTTGTATTCTTTCAATTTTTGTTTTTTTTACATCCATATTTCTTAAATGTGTAGATAATGTTTGTTGTAGTCGGTCCGTCTCCGTTTCTGGAATATTTTCCCAATTATTTTCATCTCTATAATGCGGCGGATTGTAAGTAGTCATTTTATATTTGCTTATAAAATGTTAATGTTATTTTGAATCAATTTTTTTGTAGAAATCGGCGTTTGAAATGTGAAAAGGTGTAAAAAATTATAAGACAAAAAATATTTAAATTATATGTAATATCATTTAAACAACTTATATTATTTACATATAACATTACTGCATTATGGACAAGGATCAACTTTTAAGCATTTTTAACAAACAATTCAAAGAATTTGTAGAAGATATTTCTAGAGTATTTCCGACGAATACTGATATTTCCGCCTTTAAAGTCATCATCGGGCAAATACTGACCATCACACCCAAAACCATTTACAAAACCTTCAAGAAACATGTAGCAGATAAATACCGAGCCGAGATTGAAGCCGGGGATATTAATTTCTTTATTAACAAGGACTACAATGGGGATTTAGAGAATAATAATACGATTTTAGAGAAGATTGACTGTTTACGCGGCCCTGTAAAAGAAATGAACCCGGTGGAGCAAGCCAAAGTCATTAAATACATGCAGAATATGGCGAAACTCTGTCAACTGTATGAAGAAGCCTCCTAAAAAAAATGCAATACATATTTGATTATATAATATTTCTCTCTATTATATAATTAATGGATACTGATATAGTTGAACCTACTGTTGAACCTACTATTGAACCTACTATTGAACCTACTATTGAACCTACTATTGAACCTACTATTGAACCTACTATTGAACGCGTAAGTGATGAATTAATGGTTGGTCCAGTTGAAAATGAGAGTCTTGTAGAACCATCTATCAATATGGATGATGATAGTTATATGCCACCAAAAACACCGGAAATAGTAGTAGAGAACCCTCACACTGATATAAATATAAGTTACGCATTTTTTGAAACAAATAGTATTAAATATTCAGAGAATGGCGAGGTTGATACAAGCGCTGGTTTAAATATATTTTCAATAGACGATCTAGAATCAGATCCAGGTATCTTTAAAATCAATAGCGGCGAAGCATCCGTATCAGATGTAACACTCTCAATTGTGAACGTTTTCAGAAAAATATTTGACAGAATGAAATCATCAGTATCATCAATACCCGCAAAAAGTACAAATCAAAACGATTTTTTAAAATTTTTAGAACAATCAACAAAAAAACTTGACCAAGTAAGATCACAAGCAGGCCGTGATAATGTTGCGCCTGCTTATAAAGATATGTATAATTCTTTTATAGAACCATTAACAACTAAATTCAAGGATATTGACACGCATGGACTTATGTCGCCGAATAATATTAAAAGTTTTTTTGTAGGTCCATCCGCAATTAAAGCTATATTAGATTCAGGCCCATTGGGTGAAACTGTATTAAACGCAATTGATTATAATTTAATCCCTTGTTTTGATGAACTTGCAATAAATGAAAAGGATATTGATGAATATTTGAATATATCTGAAAAAATCTCTCTTGGAATATCGCGAACAGAAGTCATAAAAATGATAGACTTTTGGTTAGTATTAGAATATTGTCGTGTTTTTCAACTAGTAAGTGCTGATATAGTTGGCGCGATTAATGGTTTAATTCCCTTAAGAGCAATCATAGAACATACGCCATTTGCAGGCTTCATAAATATCCCTAGAGGTTCAGGTGGTCAAATTGCGTTAGATAATAAAGTATGTATATATTCTTTATTTTTATCTAATATTTTTGACAAACCGCACCCAAGCAACCTCAATTTTTTTAATGTAGACAAATATAGTGAAACCTTAATTTCTTTTTCTGAAAGAATCGCAAGAAGTAAAGCATTCTTACTTTCATTTGGTAATATTTCCAATATACAACAAATTACCTACTCTATTCACCAAATAATGACTTTATTGCAAAATACATCAAATGGTGTATTAAAAGGTACAGACGCTGAGAAATCAGGAAAAATAATAGATATATACAATACTTATAAGTTAATAACCATATTCGCCGAATTTATAGAAGAACCGGAAAATAATATATTTTTTAAAGCGGCAATTGAAGCGTTGAATAATACTTATGATTCGGAGAAATTAATTGTACATAATTCACCTTGGATAACCTGGGTATGTTTTCAATTATCTAGGCACCAACAAACACAAAAGGTCTATGATAATAGGCGTTTTGTGCCATCCGATTCTATAAATATAATTGACAGCTTTAATGAGCGAAAATATCAATATTGTAAATATATAAAACACCAGAGAAGAGATTTTCTAATGGCATGGTATAAAGCTTTATGTAAAGTGTATGTATATGAAGCATTTTGTGGGCATGATAATAATTCATATGAATTAACATTGGTAGCAAGAGATGTATTTGGAAATAAAGGAAAATATCCATCTTTTGAAAAAGGGTTCAATGACTATAGTGAAAAAAAAAAAGGATATATAAAGGTAGAAAATAAGAGACGGAAAAAAGGTGCAGATATTGATGTACAAAGTGGTGATGAACTAATGGAAGAAGATGAAACATTAGGAAAAGAGGAAAAAGAAGAACGTTTTGAATTAGCAATGTTTTTAACAGAGTTTATAAAAGGTGAGAATTATATAGGGAAACCTGAACTTGTCATTGAGAGAGTATTAAAAGAATCTAATTGTACTGCGTTTTCAGAACTTATACACACGCCTGAAAATAGTATTTTATGGACAGTCGGGAAAACAGGTAAACAAATGATAAATAAAAGAGAGATAGATAATGATACAAAACTACCAATGAATGTTCCAACAATTTCATTTCTTGATATTATAACGGGGGGAAAACACGGAGAAAATACAATAAATGTTGTTGTTGATTTGGCCAAATATACTCCTTTACCAATTATTAATATACGAGGGGTTGACCAAATTAGTAAAATATTATCAGGTCAAAGAACTATTGAAGAAGGCCCAATGGAAGAAGGCCCTATAGAAGAAGGCCCTATAGAAGAAGGTCCTAGTGTAGAAGGCCCTATAGAAGAAGGTCCTAATGTAGAAGATAACTCAGAAATATTATTAACAAATAAAATGGTGGAAAAAAGGGTATTAAAAAATATGTTTGTAAATACTGTTTATATACCAATTTTTTCTGGGGTTGATGCTGCTGCTTTTTCCAAACCCAATAGCGCCCGTTATTCCACAGGTACTTTAAAACTACCAATAAATGTTGGTAATAATATTACCATGGTGATAACACTGCAATCTGGGTTGGATTACACCTTTGATAAAAACTTATATGTGCGTGAAACTAAAAAAACAATTGGTAATGTATTTGACTATGAAAAAACAAAAGAAAAATTCGCAAAATGTTTAGAATTTTTTTTAAGAAAGGCTGAAAATGAAAAAGGTACCGTTTTGAAAATTGCTGCTGAATTGAAACTTAAATTACTATCAGCGAGTAAATATAAACAATTATACGAAACCTCAACAAAGGTAAAAGAAGATAAATCACAATTTTTTTCATTTCAATTTATAAATAATGAAGTTATCAATAATGTAAATACGAATACCTTTAGTCTTTTTATACAACAACTTCTTAATAATATAAAAGAAAGTGACAATTATAATGATTATTATCTATTTTTAAAAGCAGCTATACCAAACATTAAAGCCCTACATTCTACCAGCAACTTATTTGAAAATAGCGGATTAGGAAATATATGGAGACAACTTATAAACAATATTGCAAGTAGTGATTTATTTATAGCGAAGGTGTTTATAGAAACCATTATTCCTATTAACAAAATCTATGGCCACTCAAGAGAAAAAATTGATATGTGTAAAAGAGATATTGATAAATTTATAGATTTTTTAGCTAGAATAGAACCCAAATGTCCCATGTATCCGACTATAACTGATGCAGAACTTCAACAAAAAATGAATAAGGAAGGGATAACGTTTTGCATTTGTAAAATACAAGATGGTCAGATTCATTATAAATTTGCAAATAAGTCTGAATATGTTATAGACCAATTTCCAGAAGAACTAGCAGCTATACGCGATGAAGCGCAAACAGAAGGGGAAGCGAGGGGGATTGGCATTACTACATTACACGGATTTACAAAAAACACAGAAACACATGTTGAACCAGATAATTCTGGTAAAATAGCAGCAATTGATTTTTTAACGGATCCACTGAGATCAAATGTTCCGGAAAAAAAACGTAAACGGGGAGATGATTATAAACAACTGATGGAAGTATTAATTATTGAAATAAAAAGTTGGAATCAACGTCTTCAAGAAGCAACAGAATCGCAGAATGAAATTTATCAAAATTATTGTCTTGGACAAATTGAAAATTTACATAAACAAATTGAATTAACTAATCAATTGTTAGAAAGTAATCAAGACGGTGGGGGCGGTACCGGAGGCACATTACAAAATAATAACTTAGAAGCAGACATTGCAGAATTAGAAAAACAGAGAGAAGAACAATTAATTAGTATGGTACAATTTACAGCTGGCCCCATTACTGATGTAGAAATAACTAATACCGCTCTGTTGTTAGGCGATGAATTATTTGAAAAGGTTGCGGAATCACAAAATCTAGAAAATAAGGTAATTTATAATAAAGTATTTGCGGTGAACGCAGGCAATGTGCCTTTTGACGAAAATAAGGAAGTTATTACAAACATCGCTGATACAGTCTTACCCGAAGGCTCCGCGCTAGAAGACTTTAATAATAAACTTGTTACGGTGAAATATGTAGATGGCAAGTATTATATTGAGAGTGCTCAATTTTTTTTGGAAAATCAGAATGGAACACAGACGGTTTTTGAAAACGTAAAAGAAGTTGCAAAGAACGCGGTGGAAAAAGTGGAACAAGTCGCAGAAATTGTGGTTGAAAATGTAGAAGAAGTTGCGAGTAATGCCAGTATTAGTGCAAAGGATGCTATTACAAGTTTAACTACACAAACGGTATCAGATGATAAAACACTGGAATATACCAAACCAGTATTAGATATCTCTGCGCCTGAGCCGCTTGAAACTAATAAAACTATTGCCGCAGCCGCAGCCGCCGGTGGCGATAATAAACGTACAAAGAAACAACGTACAAAGAAACAACGGAGCCGGACAAAGAAAGTAACGAAGCGGAAAAAGACTAAATCAAAACTTAATAAAAAATCAACAAAACGTAAGCGGGTTGTCAAAAAACCGAAGAAAACGAAACGCCGAGATTTCAAAAGCATTTAATAATAAATTAAATGACTACACTAAAAAATAAAAGAATATCATTACTTTGGGTTTAAAAAGTAATTATATTATTTTGATATATAATGTCAAACAAAGATAATGCGGAGGAAAAGACTTTAACGGATATTAAAAAAATTGTCATTGATTTTACCAGGGATATATTGGTCACTTTCCCTGAACAAAAGAACAATTTACATCCGGATTTACAGGCGTTATTGCTTACAGAAGCAAAAGAAGGCCCCGACCAAGATACCGCTTTATTAGCCGTCTATGTCCACTGCAAGAAAGTCTATCCTGAAAGATTCTTTGATATTCTGTATCAAAATAATGATGTCTTTAACAACCCTATTGAATTCCTCCCTGGAATTGATTTTTCTCTCTTATGGGCTGATAAAGACTTGAGCGAAAAGACCCGCGAAACCATTTGGAAGTACTTGCAACTCTTACTCTTCACTATGGTTTCTTCTATCTCCGATGGGTCATCTTTTGGTGATACAGCCAAATTATTTGAAGCGATTGATGAGAACGAGTTTAAGACCAAATTGGAAGAAACAATTGCCCAAATGCAACATGTCTTTGCCAAAGAAGGAGCAGAAGGAGCAGAAGGAGCAGAAGGCGAAGGCGCCGATGCCGAAGGTGCCGAAGGCACAGATGTGCCCAATATAAATTTAAATGATTTGCCCGACCCCAAAGATATTCACGAACACGTCACTGGCATGATGAATGGAAAACTTGGAAAACTCGCGAGGGAAATTGCCGAAGAAACCGCGGCCGAACTGAATATGGATATGGAAAATGCCGGCTCGGTTAATGATGTTTTTCAGACACTTTTTAAGAATCCCACAAAGTTGATGAGTTTGGTGAAAAACGTGGGGAGTAAATTAGACACGAAATTAAAATCAGGGGATATGAAGGAAAGTGAACTGCTCCAGGAAGCGAGTGATATTATGCAAAAGATGAAATCCATGCCGGGGATGGGGGATTTGCAGGCAATGTTGGCGAAAATGGGCATGGGTCACATGATGCCGGGAGGAACAGGTGGGGGTAAAGTGAATACGAACGCGATGAAGGCCAATTTAGATCGCAATTTAAAAGCAGCGAAGAATAAAGAACGCTTATTAGCGAAATTAGAAACACGTAAGCAACAGAGCGCCAGCTTAAACTCCGTTGGCGTAGACGCCCAAGGCCGCGAAAGTTTAGTGTTTAGTAAAGGGGAACAGGTGGAAAGGAGTGTTAGGGCGAGCGCGGTTCCAAGCATAGAAACCGCTTCCAATAAAAAGAAGAATAAGAGCAAGAATAAGAGTGTAGAATAAAAACAACCTTTTAACAACCTTTTAAAAAAAGGTTGAACCAAAATACAACCTGTTGTGGGCCAAAATATACAACCGGTTATAGGCGAAAATCATCATAATACAATTGCACGTATGTATTATGATTTACACTTGATTTTGGTCCAACCTTTTTTTAAAAGGTTGTTTAAAAGGTTGTTTAAAAGGTTGTGTTTTGGTCCAACCTTTTTTTAAAAGGTTGTGTTAAAAGGTTGTGTTTTGCTACACTTTTTAAAAAGTGTATATATATACTAAATGACCACTCCCTTTTGGTTTAACAAACCCAGTATATTATTAAAACAAACCGATATTATAGAGTTTTGGCCCTCACCGCCTATGACGACCGAGCGCAAATTAAATGCCATCACCAGGCTAATTATTCTTTTAACCCTGTTGGGCTATTTAGTAACACAAAAAACCAAATTCATTATCACTGGTCTTGTAACTTTAGTCGTAATTGTAATTTTATATCATATTCAAAAAAAGAAGGGCAAGGACGTTGAAAAGAAAGAAGGTTTTGTGAATGCTGATCTTTATAAAAAATATGAAATGTATAATGATAATAGTGTGTTTCAGCAAAACAAAGAAAGCTTTACGGAACCGGCCGTCACGAATCCCGCTATGAATGTGTTATTAACCGAAATTGCAGATAACCCTGAGCGTAAACCGGCGGCCCCCGCTTTTAATGCCACGGTAGACCGAGAGATTAATAAAAAAACCATTAATATGGTGAAAAATAATTTCAAAGACCCGAATATTGATATCCGGTTGTTTAAAGATTTAGGCGATAGTTATACCTTTGATCAATCCATGCGAACCTGGTATGCCACACCCAATACTCAAATCCCGAATGACCAAGGGGCTTTTGCCGACTTTTGCTACGGAGATATGATATCTTGTCGCGACGAAACAAATAATGAAGCGGCGTGTACTAGAAATATGCCACCCAGGTGGACTAACTACTAACCACCTTTTAGAAAAGGGTGGGGCCAAAATCTCAACAAAATTTAGTTATTTGTTGCGATTTGATTTAGCAGTTTTATAGTAAATTTTATTGTGATTTTATTGTGTATATATAATAATGGCATCTGTTTACGATTATAAATTCTATCAAACTTCCCGATTAGGCGATGACAATTGCGACCAGACCCAGCGCAATTTACAAAACTCACAAGCTTCTACCTATATGCTGGATAATTATCGGCCAGAGTGCCCAATGTCCAACGCCATTGATTTTGCCACGAGTCAAATAAACGTGAATTTTACAGGCAGTCACACCGTCGGCATCAACGGCTGTAATATAAATGAAAATTCCGAACTAACCTTAGTGGATCTCTCTAAGCCGAAATGCCGTATCAGTTTATTGCAGCGTCCCTTTGCCACGGTGCCTTTTTTAGGACGAGGTAAAAGTAACGCCGTGTTAGAATCGCAAATTCAACAGGGTGATTTAGCAAATAATCGCAAGAGTGCCTACCCCAGCAGCGAATTTAGTTATGGACCCTACTTATTTACGCCCCTTGTGCCCTCTTTACAAGCCACCATTTCCAACCCGGCGAATTTAGTAGAAGGCGTCGCGGCCGATGGGTGGATTCGTGGAGGGCTCCCTTCACGGGAGTTAGTCCGGGATAAGGAATACAGCAGTTGCAAACGGGGGCAGTAAATATATATTGGTTAAAACTACTTAAAGAAAAAACCAGATATTAAAGGGGCAAAAATACAGATCGCCCGGTTTTTACAACATTTTTCTAGTTTATTATAACATTGTTCTAATAAACGTATTCATAATATAATTTTTCATTTAGCGGTATATTACTTTTATCTTTGACGTAGTGATTGTATAAATGGAACCACGGGGTATCTTTAGCATTGATCGGTTCATTTTGTAGGGCGCGATTGTGGTTGAGAATAATATCTTCGCGGAAATCATTCCACTCTTTAAATTCGTACATCCAAATATAATCTTTCCAACTATATTCTACCATGGCGTCGGCCGTAATTAGCCAATTGTTACCCACGAAGACGTCAAAACCGGGTTCGTAATCTATAAATTCTAAATTGCAACCGCATTTACAGCGGTATTTGTTGGGGTTTTCGGCATCATTCACGATCGTCATCTTTCGGCTTTTATGTTTTAACTGCTTTAAATACTTTATATGCTTTATATGCTTTATATGAAGTATAATTCAATTTTATATTATTATTATATCACATTCCTTGGAAAAGGTTTAAACATATTTTTTTACATTTTAAAAAAACATGTATCAAACGGATTTCATTTGCACTTATAAACAAATGGATTCACCTGAAGACGAAAAAATGCTCTACCAAATCCAACTCTTACAAGCCTTTGATTTAGAAGAGTGGGATGACACGGAGGTAATGAACACGATAGATGAATTATATAATAATTTAGAAAAAGACAAAAGTCTCGCTCTTATTTTAGAGAAAATAAGCACAGTACAAGAGATTGTTGACATTATTCAAGATATGACAGATAAAAATGATAAAGACCGAATCTGGTTTACTTTATTATTTGAATTTAATTATTTTGATTTATTTCATAATTGTATATTAGATTTTACACATAAAGGGGCAATTGGTGAGGAGACGTTGGAGAGACTTTTAACACACTTTTTACAAAAAAGTGTCGCAAAAAGTTGATACGTACGTACTATTCAATTCAGTAGTATATTTTTGCCAAGCTTTTTAAACTTGCTTCGCTTATAAAAGTGTGTGTTTTTGGTCCAACCTTTTTTGAAAAGGTTGTTTTTTGCCACACTTTTTTTCAAAAGTGTATATATATATGCCTTCAACATTTTTCACCATTGTTAATAATCAACTAAATTATACATTTACACCTTTACCAAATATAACTACCTATGATTTTGTGGTGATTGGCGGAGGTGGTGGGGGGGGGATTTTTAATGGATTAATCGAGCCAATTGATTCAGGAGGGAATGGAGCAGTTGTAAAAACCACTTATACAGATATTACTATGCCTTTAGTGATTTCTATTGGGGGAGGGGGGGGGTATGGTGGATTTGGTAATCGGCAAAATGGTGGCGGCGGCGGAGGTTATAGTAAAGTTTTGAGTAATCAGGTAAACATCATTGCAGGTGGTGGAGGCGGAGGCTATCATGGTATAGGGGGTAGTGGGGGTATGAGTACTAGCGGTAACGGAGAAGATGGTAAAGGCATCAACCCTGGTAAAGGCGCAGTTGGAAGAATACCCGGGATGGGTAACAAAGGCAACAATGGCATAGGCGTCAATGGGGGTGGTGGTGGGGGGATATTACGCGGACAAAATGGAAATGCGCCTAACGGTGGCAATGGTGGAAATGACCTACTCCCTAACTATGGTTTTGGCGGTAATAGTACAAATGGTGGTAATGGAGGGAATGGAGGGGATTCTTATGCTGGCGGGATGAATGCTGGGGGCGGAGGCGCTGGTGGCGGCGCTGGTGGCGGCTCCGCGAATCAAGTGCCAATCTATGTTGGCGCAGGCGGTGGAGGTGGTCTTGCAGGCGGTGGTGGAGGTTACGGCGGCGGTGGCGCTGGCAGTTCAATCGCGCTCAATGGTATAAATACAGTTTTTTCTTCGGCTCCCTATGGCAATTTGACGTATGGCAAAGGCGGTGTTGGCGCCAACACGAATACTAACGTCGGACCGACAGCGGGTATCCAAGGTTATGTGCTCATCAGTTGGGAAGACACACCGATGCCAATACCCATTGCCAATATTTGTTTTCCTGCAGGTACACCCGTACAAACTGATCAAGGTTTAATAAATATTGAAGCAATTGATACACATTTACACACGATTCATTCACAACCGATTTTACACATTACACGCACTACTACTTTAGATAAATATCTAATTAGTTTTGAGAAAAATTCATTAAACTGCAATTGTCCTTCGCAAAAGACTGTCATGACTAAAGACCATAAAATTGAATTTGCAGGACGAATGGTCTCCGCCTATCGTTTCTTGGATTTTTCTGATCAAGTTAAAAAAGTGAAATACAGTGGCGAAACATTATACAATATCCTACTGGCTAACCATGGAACCATAAATGTCAATAACCTTACTTGTGAAACCTTACACCCGGAAAATATCATTGCCAAGCTGTATAAAGCAAATTACAACGATGTTGAACGAGCCACACTTATTTACAATTTGAATACATCGTTGCAAAATAAAGATGTAGGATCTTATAAAGAGTTATTAAACCAACTTAAATATAAACAATAAACTATTAAATATTTAGATATATATATATATATATATTAATCTGGCGTTAATATATTAGTGTATAATAAAGAATGGCTTCTACTCGTAATAAAAATATGCCCGGTGATTATAAATTAGAACAATGTCAATATACTTTAGCTAGTAATTATGAACTGTATAAGCATTCTCAATACGGCAAAGCTTATAAAGATGTACTGCCTTGTTTAGGGTTTAATCCCAGTTATATGCCTTTACAAACATTCGCTAATAATGCAATTGATGTGGAATCCGCTTTATTTGGCATTAACGCTACGAATTTAGTCACACCACAAGCCCCTGTTAAACCCGAAGTGAAAACATTACCAACCGTGAAATACTTTGATACTTTACCATTGTTTATGCCGGCACCTTTAGTCATTGAGAATAAACAAAGGCCGTATCCCATCTAGCAACCTTTTAGAAACAACCTTTTGGGAAAAGGTTGAGCCAAAATCCAGCGCAAATTCCAATACATACGTAGGTGCAAATTACATACGTAGGTGCAAATTACATACGTAGGTGCAAATTATATACGTAGGTGCAAATTACATACGTAGGCGCAAATTATATACGTAGGCGCAAATTAGATACGTAGGTGCAAATTACATACGTAGGTGCAATTATGTATGCAGTCAAAACTTGCTTAAACATAATAAGTTATAATTATTACTATGGAAACCAATGATAATTGGTTATATTTTATTCCCAATCCTGAACGTATTTATGCTTTAGCTGTATACGATGACGGCAATCAAGTATATGACGTGTATGTCAACAAATGGTTAATTACTGGCAAATGGCGGGGCAAACGATCGCTAGTTAATGTGATAGATCCTTCTATAAAAATTACTAGTATTTCCAAATGGAAACTCTTTAGACTCCAATAATCCATAGATTATTTTATATTCCAATAATCCATAGATTATTTTACACTCCAATAATCCTATAAAATTGTTAAGAAAAGTAAAACGGCCAAAACACAATGGAACAGACCCAGTAAGGTTGAAAAAAAATACATACGTATGTATCTACTTTTTGCCACACTTTTTGTAAAAAGTGTGTTTTGGCCCAACCTTTTATGAAAAGGTTGTTGTAAAAAGTGTATTTTGGCCCAACCTTTTATGAAAAGGTTGTTGTAAAAGTGTTGTGTATATATAATAATGTCTTTTACACGCTTTAAGGACGACCCTTGTCGGATTAAAAAAGAATTACAAGAGATGACAGGTTTAGGCAGATATATGTTAAATGTCCCGGGGAACGGTGATAAGCCCGGTTTCATGGAAGACCCCTTTATTCGTATGCAAAAATGGGGATCCAACTTAATGACCAATACCGTAAATTTAGAAAGTGATTTAATGGGGTTAAGCCGTTCGGCAAATCGCGATTGTCTAACTGTTAATAATTATAAGACACACGAAGCTCGGACGAATCTTGTAGATTATCCCATCATTCAGCCGATCACCGATCAAACCCGAGCGACCCACCCGGCCTGGACCTATAGAGATTTAGAACAAGTGGATTGGTATACACTGCCTTTAAATCCTCAAGAAAATGTATGTTTATCTTTTCAAAATAATTTAAATACTCGCTTGATTGATAAAGATAATTATGTGGCTTGTCCGCCGAGACACAATATCTTGTAACCAACCTTTTAACAACCTTTTAGACAACCTTTTAACAACCTTTTAGAAAAAGGTTGGACCAAAATACAGTGCGAATTCCAATACATACGTATGTGCTTTACATATGTGCTTTACGTATGTATTGAAAGTTTAAACAACCTTTTAGACAACCTTTTAGAAAAAGGTTGGACCAAAATACAGTGCGAATTCCAATACATACGTATGTGCTTTACGTATGTATTGAAA